ATGTGTGGCCGTTTTGCACAAGCCCAAACCCGTGAAGAATATCTTGCATACCTGGCGGATGAAGCCGAGCGCGACATTGCATACGACCCTGAGCCGATTGGGCGTTACAACGTGGCGCCGGGGACTAAAGTTTTGCTCGTGAGCGAACGCGATGAACAGCTGCACCTCGATCCAGTCCACTGGGGTTACGCGCCAGGGTGGTGGGATAAACCGCCTCTGATCAACGCACGCGTCGAAACGGCGGCCGCCAGCAGAATGTTTAAACCGCTTTGGCAGCACGGTCGAGCGATCTGCTTTGCCGATGGCTGGTTTGAATGGAAGCGAGAAGGAGACAAGAAGCAGCCCTATTTCATTCATCGTGCTGATGGCCTGCCAATATTCATGGCAGCGATCGGCAGCGTGCCTTTTGAGCGCGGCGACGAAGCCGAAGGGTTTTTGATAGTGACCGCTGCGGCCGATCAGGGGTTGGTCGATATTCACGACCGCCGGCCGCTGGTTCTGACGCCGGAAGCAGCACGCGAATGGATGCGCCAGGACATAGGCGGGAAAGAGGCTGAAGAGATAGCAGCCGACGGTGCCGTGCCGGCCGACAAGTTTATATGGCACGCCGTGACGCGCGCCGTAGGCAACGTAAAGAATCAAGGTGAGTGTATAATACAAAAAATCAAATAGCTCATAACACCTAAAGTTATAATTCATATATCATTATATTTCGACCCTTCAACTTTTAACATTTTCCCATTTAGCCCTTGAATTGTTTTTTCACTTGGATAGGCCTTTATTAAGAAAAATGAAAGAAAAAAACAACCAACTGAAAATATTACCAGAATAACAATATGATATGTATCAAGAACCTCACCGTAATATATTTTTATAGGTGCTAAAGCATAAGCCAAGTAGATCACCGCAGTAATCCAGGCATAGACTCGCTTTCTTCTGTAACCGCTATCAATCAAAAAATAGAAATATTTACCATCATATCTTAAATATCGACTCAAGTTCACCAAACTGCGAGGCGTTAAATTCAAATCACATCTATTAGATATGTATATCAATTTATTTCTTATGTTATCACTGGACACGCCTATTAATTGCGTCATTATTTTCTTTCTTAATGCTTTAGAAATGAATTCCTTATCTTCATTTCCCAAATGTTCTCCATACTCTTTATAATAATTTTTAAGCTTTAATATTTTACCGCTTCGTAAAAATTGATAAACATACTCGCAAGTTTTCCAAAATGCGGCTATCACCGGCAGTGCTGCGACAATTGTTTTCCACAATTCATCTTTTAACATCCATTCACTCATACCTTCTCCATTATAACAAATTGAAATTTATATGAAATGTATCATGTGTTAATAACATTTCAACTCACTATAAGTAAATCAGCAAATCTTGTTGTATACCGTGGCGACAGCATTTCTCGCTTCATCTGCCACTGCTGCTGTATGCCTTGTCCGGCAAAGTAGAGCGTTCCTTTTCCGTCTTTAGCGTTCAGGTGATCGAGCACCTCCATCAACTTATCACTTCCGGCCCGCGGTGCGTTCTCATCGAAGAGATTTAGCTGTGCAACTCCCTGACTGTAGAAATCGCCAAGCATTACGCCTGCTTTCTGATAGCGATGCCCGTCTCGCCAGATTGCATCGAGACATTTTGTCGCCGCGGTGATGATGTCCCTGCTGTCCTGGGTTGGAGTTAGCAGCTTTACTGATGCGCTGTTTCCGTAGTATGGCTCGTTAAGCGCAAAGGGACTGGTTTTAACGAACGCTGAGATGAACCGACAATACTGATGCTCGCCACGGAGCTTCTCCGCGGCACGGGATGCGTATAAGCATATCGCCTGGCGCATCTCTTCGTAGGTGGAAATCCGCTGCCCAAAGCTGCGACTACAGACAATCTCCTGCTTTACCGGCGAGAACTCCTCCAGACCGAGACATGGTTCCCCGCGTAGCTCCCGCACGGTTCGCTCCAGAACCACATTAAAATGCTTCCGGATAAACCTGATATCTGTATCCGCCAGTTGAAGCACTGTTTTAATGCCCATTGCCTCCAGTTTTTTACTGATGCGGCGCCCGACTCCCCAGACCTCATCTACCGGAAGCAAAGCCATCAACTTCCTCTGCCTTTCCTGATTAGACAGATCCACCACTCCTCCGGTCTGCCGCTGCCACTGTTTCGCCGCGTGATTGGCCAGCTTTGCCAGGGTTTTAGTCTGGGCTATGCCGACACCGACCGTGAGGTGCGTCCTGCGCAGAACCGTCTCGCGAATTTCCCTGCCAAAGTCGGTAAGGTCGCGACAATTCCGAACTCCTGTCAGGTCGCAAAATGCCTCATCAATACTGTAAATTTCGCAGCGTGGAGAGAGTTCCTCCAGCGTTGTCATCACTCGGTTGGACATATCGGCATAAAGCTCATAGTTGCTGCTAAACGCGATAATACCGTGCCGGCGAAACATGTCCTTTTGTTTGAAATAAGGCTCACCCATTTTGACGAAGGGCTTCGCCTCTGGCGAACGGGCGATCACACAGCCATCGTTGTTTGACAGAACGACCACCGGCCGCCCCTTCAGGTCAGGACGGAAAACAGTTTCGCAGGATGCGTAAAATGAGTTCACATCGCAAAGTGCAAACATCTCAGCCAGCCGATTTGATGATGTAAGTTACGACCCCGAACACATCGAGAGTATCCTCGCTTCCCACAACTATCGGCGAATATGCAGGGTTCATTGGGTTAAGCTGAACCCGCGGATGCAGCTGCAACTTCTTAACGGTAAATTCCCCATCCACAGCAGCAATAACGATATCGCCATGAACCGCTGTCCTTGAGCTATCCACAACCAGAAGATCCCCTTCCCCTATGCCGGCGTCTTTCATGCTGTCGCCGGCGGCTTTGACAAAATACGTCGCACTGGGATGGTTAACGAGCAACTCGTTAAGATCGATACGTTGCTCAACGTAATCCTGCGCAGGACTAGGAAAACCACATTGCACAAGGTCGCTGTACAACGGGAGCAGCATGATCTGACGTAACTCAACGGGCGTGTAGAACTGCATAATAAACTCGCTCACAAAATGTCGCGGTAGGGATACCCGTTACCGGGTACCCCCCGCACAGATCCCGGCGTGCGCTATTCACGCACCGGGCTCCTGCCTTGGGTGTCTGGCGGTGAACCGCTCCACAGGCCATGGATGCAGAACCCGAACCTTCGGCAGCCATACGGCTGCCAGTCTGTTTGCTTTCGTCCATGTCGTATCATCCTGCTGGCTCCTGCGCCTCAGCGCCCGTCGCCAGAGGTCTGTTACGTATATCCTGAACTTCCGCATCATGGGATAGTTGCCCGGGACTGAGTGGTAGTTCAGGTATCCCTGAACCACTCTCCTGAGCCATTTTCCCTGTTCGGGGATTGAGTAATGCCAGCGCTTTCGTAGTCCGTCCTTGATCGCTTTCAGTGTCGCCGTCATCCTGTCCCGGCGTGTCTTTCGTATCAGCATGAACCTGCCACTACGGTCTTTCCCACTGATATGCGTGAACCCGAGGAAGTTGAACGTTTCTGGTTTACCTTTTCCCCTGCTGGCGCGGTTTTCGGCTGCGAAGCGGCCGAACTCCATCAGTCGGGTTTTCTTCGGATGTACCGTGAGTCCGAACTCCTTCAGTCTGCGCTGCATGGCTATACGAAAGCATTGAGCGTCGATTCGCTTGTCGAACCCGATGACTATGTCATCTGCGTATCTGACCATGACCACATTGCCTGTGGCATGGCGGCGTCGCCACTGATGCGCCCACAGATCGAAGACATAGTGGAGGTAGATGTTTGCCAGCAGCGGCGAGATAACCGCACCCTGTGGGGTGCCTTCCTCCGATGCCCGCCATTCTCCTTCCTCTGAGGTCCCGGCTGTGAGCCACTTTCGTATGAGCCTGATTACCCTCTGGTCGCCGATTCTGTGTTCTATGAACCTGATTAGCCATTCATGGCTTACCTTGTCGAAGAACTGACTAATATCGGCATCCAGTACCCAGTTTACATTGGTCCGAACCAGCCCTGTGGCCAGTGCGTCCAGCGCATTGTGCTGGCTTCGCCCGGGTCTGAACCCGTATGAAAACCCCATAAAGTCATTTTCGTAGACTGCATTCAGGATCTTAACCAGCGCATACTGGACGATTTTGTCCTCCAGTGAGGCGATGCCGAGCGGGCGCTGTTTTCCATCCGCTTTCGGGATGTAGTGCCGCCTGCCGGGCTGAGCCCTGTAACTACCCTGATGAAGCCTCCGGTGCAGATCTGCTATGTTGACCTTCAGGTTTTCGGCGTAGTCCTTCCACCTGACACCATCAACTCCGGCAGCCGCTTTCCTGCTCAGGGAGAGGAATGCGTTCTCCAGTGCCTCTGCTGTCAGGAGGTGGAACAATGCGGTAAACCGTTCTTTCTTCCGCTGCTTCGCAGCTTCCCGCACGCGTGACAGCCTCTGTGACATACTTTCCCGGCTCTGCGTCCGGCGCATGTGTGGCTGTTCCGCGTTTCCCTTGGCCCCGCTCCTTCGCTCCACTGACTCCGCTCCTTGCGGATTGTTCGCCAGATTCGCAGCTACTATGAGCGAGTCCGACTTCTCCTCTCCGTACATCACCGGCTTCGGCTCCTCGCCTTCCCGGTGCGGGCCATCTCCGGCACTGGCAGATGGTCAGAGGGGAGATCTCCCGGTTCCCGCGTAAAGATCGTATTGACATGCCAGGGTCTCAGACCCCGCCGGGTCCATATGGCACTCGCAGTAACGCACCCTATGATGTTGCCTTCCGTAAACAGTACAACGTCGGCACCCGGGAATTTAATATACATTTCGTGGCTCAATGGCTGGCCTGTCAACACCCCTGTCAACGCTTCGCCCCATACCTCACGGTATACAACGCATGACTCGGGGACCCTGTGGATTGCTGGTCCTTCACTGGTCGGGGACTTTCACCCCTTGATCTTTACCGGTCTCCCGGCGCACACTGTTTTTATATACAGTAGTTTTATTCACTAATCTGATCAATAGAGGTTTCAACTATCAATCAGGAGCACAGAGGGGGGGGGGCCAGTCACCTTTGAACCCCTGACATTGATTTCACATAGTGACTGTGTTGTCTATGTGCCAGCTTTGAACTATCTTTTCTCAAAACCTGCTACTGCAAAATGGATATAAGATGTCACAGACGGACTTGCTGATTGTTGTTTTTACGCTGGGCATTTTAGCCTTTGGCTATTCCATATGGTTCATTTCGAACAGAATACTCTGCTCAATATTTGATAGACTTACAAAGAATGTATGAATTGGGATGGTATAGACTCAAATTCATGATCCTTGTTCCTCGACATCTGAAGGTACTTACAGACCGTCTTCGCTCTTAACCTATCACATCGGCACCTCCTCCATGATGTAACAACTCAGACCAGAAATATCTGGAAGCTTTAGGCATCTTCTTGGAAGATAGATGAGCGCAAAGACGCACACAGCAATGATGTTATGTAGTATTTTCCCCTTGAGTGTGCCTGCTCAAGGGGATTTTTTATCGCCGTATTGTACTGGCAAATATTTGTAAATCGTCTTCACTCCCACGCCTGTCACATCGGCCGCACGCTACTGGACAGGCGCTTAGTCCGGTATGTTTCTCGCGCTACTACTGCTTACGTTAACGTCTGGTAATGATCTAGCGGCGCGACGTAAAGCGGCGTTGAAAGCAATTATAGTGACCGGCCGGCGATGGTACTTCACACGGTTAGAATGACTCTGAAATAAATAAACATCTTCTGGATAGCGTTCTCTTCTACGAGCAATCATCGCCTCCACTGGAGGGGTTGATTCAACACGTAGCTCCTTCAGATGACCCTGTTTTCGTATCAGTATCAAGCCACCATCAATATCATCATATCGAATACTCAGCAGCCTTCCAGCGCTTAAACCCGTGTGAAAAATTAACGCCCACAAGTCAGCCCATGTATCTGAGATGGAAACAAGATTGCTGTTAATAGTTAAAAATTGTTCAAAACTTATTGTTTTCTTACCGTTCACGAACAAACCAAACTGTTTTCAAAACTGAAATAACTTATTATCTCAAATGTCACATATCACGGGAAGGGCAGGAATCCTTGATCGCGGACAGCAGCAGGAAAGTATTTGTAGATCGTCTTCACTCCCACCCCTGTCACATCTGCGATCTGGTGCCGGGTTGCGCCGTTCTCCAGCATTCTGCGGCATCTCTCCACCACTTCTTCAGTCATTACCCGGCGGCGGCCGCCGACTCTCCCCTGCTCCCTCGCAGCAGCTAAACCGGCGCGGGTACGCTCGACGATCAGCTCGCGCTCCATTTCCGCCAGGGCGCTCATGACGTGGAAGAAAAAGCGGCCTGCTGGCGTACTGGTATCGATGCTGTCGGTCAGACTGCGGAAATTTACCCCTCGAGCCTGCAGCTCCGACACGAGCGTAATCAGATCGCGCACGCTGCGGCCCAGCCGGTCCAGTTTCCAGACCACCAGCACATCGCCCGGGCGGAGCCGCCGTAAGGCGCGCTTTAACCCTGGCCGCCGGGCATTTTTCCCGCTGGCCATATCCTCAAAAACCAGCTCACATTCTGCGCGGATCAGCGCGTTTTTCTGTAAATCGAGGTTTTGATCCCCGGTTGATACCCTCGCATAGCCAATCAGCACTATCTAACTCCTTGAAATAGCTGATTGTAAAAAGCCGCGGCCATTCGCTCAAACCCTCGTTTGGGCGAACACCGTTTTGGAGCAAAAAACATGGCCTTTAACCCGGAGCTGGGGAGCACGTCTCCCGCTGTGCTGCTCGATAACGCCGAGCGCCTGGATAAGCTGGTCAATGGGCCCGAGCTGACTGAGCCGGATCGCGCTGGCGTTGAGCTGGATACCTGGCGCGGAATGATGGCGAAAAATGATCAGGTTACTGAAGACGCCCGCAAAAGTATTACTGCGCTGGGATTACCCTATTCGACACTATCGGAAGCACAGGCAGCCGTGAACAATGGTCAGATACCGGTGGACTCAGTTTGCTATGTCCGCAGCACTGACGACGCAGTAGCAATTGAGTATTTAAACGAAGCCGGAACACTGGTACCCACCGGGAATGTGTTGCCCTCAGAAGAAACCATCGACAAAAAGCTCAATCAGCGACTCGTCCCGGGTCAATACCTGTCGACATGGTTTCCTGTTTTTTTCGATAGAAACAGAAATGTTTACGCGTGGTTTGATGGTGGACGTTGGGACGTTGCTGATTTTGGCGCTAATGCACGAACAATCATTGAATCAGTACCTAACGCCTGGGCACAAAAATTTCTCCCCCAGGGAGACTACTCTCCAAATTACTTTCCGTTTGTTCACGACAGAAATGGAAATGTTTATGCATGGTTCCATAACGGTATGTATGACGGTTATGGATTTGGGCCAAATATTGAAAAATATATCTTAAATCTTGTCGGTGGGGCTTCTGCACAATCAGAAAGTTCATTTATTGAAGGAGACCAGTATAAGTTCAACTTTAAAAAAGGTCGTGTTTTCAGTGGGCAGGCAGCGAGTGTTAACACTGCATTTTTTGGTGACTCATGGAACGAAAAAAACACGATTCCACAATCATTAATTAATGTTCTTGGTGGGATATATAAAGACCCGGCCTGGATAAGTTGCTCTAACCGCGCTGATGGTGTCATGGCTGGCATATCGCCTGTCGTTGCAACAAACTTTACGAAATATGATGGAGGGAGTAATAACACGAACCCGCCACCGTATGGATGCGGACCTGATGGGAATGGGTATTACAATAACAATACTGTTGGGTCTCTGGCCTGGACCGGTATTACAGCAACCGATCTTTCAGTTTTCTATTATGATGGTTCCGGTTCGTTTACCATCACAATTGATGGCGGCACACCTATAACAGTCAATGGTGCGAACACCGGAGCAGCTAAAAAGCACGATATCAGTGGGCTATCCGCAACAGCCCATAGCGTAACGATTCAGAGCCTGGGAAGTGGGGTTGTATCCATTTTGGGGATGTATGGAAAGAACAGCGCTGTGCGTTCCGGCGTAACGGTTTCAAGGATGGGGAATGGCGGGGCTATAGGAAGTGATTTCTTTAATTTTTCTGAGTGGATCAAACCTGTTGCACAGTATCTCGATATTGATTTGTTGTTCGTCATCCTTGGTACAAACGATTTCAGGTTAAGCAAGGGGACGACGCAATATAGAAATGGACTGGTGGAAATAATTACAAAGTTTCGGGAAGCTACGCCCGGCATCTGTATTTGCCTGGTGTCACCGGGTCACTGTAATGCAACTGGTACTCCAGCTCTGTCAGAGTACGATGCTGTCATGCGTGAACTGGCTGTTGAGTATAACGTCAACTTCATTAGTGGGTATCAGCTATTCCCGAAAACGTACGATAACAGCAATGGGGCCTGGGAGGATGGTTTGCACCTGAGCTCTCTTGGCGCATATATATTGACAAATAAAATCAAAAAAGAATTTTTTCAGGAGTAATTATGCCTATTACAGCCATTTTACTTGATATGAACGGTCCCGTCATACCGGGGATGAAAACCCTTGATGACTTTACTATTTCAAACTGGTTCGTCGGGCTCCCGGATGTCAGTGCAACACCGTTCGCTGGTTATTATTTTGGAGAGCCAGCGCCTGATATCACTTATAACTCCTATAACAAAAACGCTCCGGCCGTCATCAATGGTTCTCTGAATAATGCTGACGGTTATATCTCTGTTAACAATACTGATTATCTGGATACAAACCAGAAAGCACCTTTGACGCTGACAATCTGTGGTGTGGCTAAACGGAATGCCGGAGGGGCTTCACTGAACGCCCATATGATCGCAGATTTTTCAGGTAGCGGTTCAGCAGCGAGTGGCTTTTCAATTGGCTTCACGAACGGGACCGGGAATCTCTTTTGTGTAGGCCAGAATAATGGTCAGCCCTCGGCCGGGTATGCCTATGCGGCATTCCCGGCCTCTATCGCCGTAGGTGATCTGTTCGCGTTTGCTGCCTCGATAACCCAGGGGACGGTAACCGTTGATATTTACAACCCGCAGACCGGGGCACTGATATCATCATCAGCTGCTTTCCCTGGGACCCGAGTGGCCGGAACAAATAATGTCCTGCTGGGGAGGAAAACTGATAACAACAACGAAACAACGACCAAGTATATCAAGTCGGTTTTGTTGATGGAGGGCGTGCTTACTTCAGCAGAGAAGGTTTCTGTTTCGCAGTTCTTATTGTCGATGGAATAAAAAAATCCCCTGAGTGTTTTATCTCAGGGGATTTATTTCATGACATCACTGAATTATACATTTTTCTCGTACAGAGCTCTTTATGGTGATTTATTGAGAAAATTCTGGCATTTCCATAATCTGTATTTCAGCCTGCTCTGCCCATGATTTAGATGATGAGTTATCCAGCGAGATAGGGTAATCACCGACGATGATTTTTGCATTGTCATCATAACGCACTGACAATGTTGCTTTTACCTGACCAGTGTCATCCTGACGGACGCTTTCAACTGCATAAATTAAATCTATTTCAACATCCTTGTCGCAGAGATATCCACCGAGATAATGAATCTGGACTGTTTTTAATACTGACAATTTAAATGACATAATGATTCCTTACGCAGGTAAGTAGTATTTTTCGCCGTAAATAAGTTTGCACAGACTGAATGCCGCTGCATCTGCGCCAGCCTTGTAACTGACGGTATAGCCGAGGTCATTGGGGTGGTTGAAATTAGGTGAGTTGAAAAGGGCTGACCATCCGTGTACCTCCACTCCCTGTTTGAACCAGGGGATTTCAGCTTCCAGTACAAATGCGGATTTCTTCCGTGCTGTGGCTCGCGCCATGCTGTTATAGAGGCCAAACCGCACATCACCAACAACTTCAATACCACTACCTGACCAGTCGGACTCCACAAATGACCGTGACGGCGGCGGATCGAGTACTTCCTCAATAATGCTGTCCAGATTAATTTGCTGAATAGTGGTATTGATCAGGCCAGAGACCGAAATATTTTCTGCCACAGTAATAGTGTTACGATCAGCAGAAATGCCGGTAATTGTGTAGTCGCCTGCATTGCTGCCACCGACCCGAAGGATATGGCCTGGACGGAGAATCTGGCCGCCCCAGCTGGTCGCTGCATTTCCTGTATCGTATGAGAACGCGGTGCTATGGATAGTATTGCTGGAAGAATCAAACGTGAAGTTGCCCGTAACATTGAAAGTCCTCACAGGCCAGACAACGTTCAGGTTTCCCAGGGTAATATTTTTGACGGTATTATGTTCAACATTGTTATGCGGCGTGGTACAAACAATCACGATTGCACCTTTTTCCGTGCACATATCAATAATGTTCTCAAGCTCTGCCTGCTGGCGGGGGAAGGTCCTTCCACGATTAAAGTTCCCCACCGGAGCATCATTCATCCCCCCTACAATCAGAACGAAATCAGGCCAGTCGTCAGGGTTTTCACTGGTGAAATACGGTGAGTTTTGTAGCTGTGCTGGAAACTGCTGTAATGCCTGGCCAATTACGCACTGATTGTCGTCGATAAACTCAAATTCCCCATACGGTGATAAATATTTTTTCATCGCCTCAATAAATAGCGTATTCGGCGCAAAAGGCGCCCCCGGAACCCCGCCACCTGTTGAGCCTGCAGCTAATCCTACCGACGAACCCGTTGAAGTAAAAATAAGCCGTTTTTTTGTGACTGTTCTTACGCCATTACTAAACGAAATTTTACCAAATGGCGAAGTGTCGGCCGCTGTACCATCACCAATGAGTTTTTTGCGCAATTTAATATAGGGGTCAGTGATAGCACCCTGCAGAGTGGTGACATCGCTTTTGAGGTTCAGAATGTCTGTGGTCGGATCGCCTGAGAGCAAAAGTTTGAAATTGTTAACGGGAGAACCACGATACTGAACCGTAACAGGTTTCGCTGCCTGCAGTTCGCCGCCCGTAAGCGCTGTGTTCGCCCCCTTCAGCAGATTGCGCGTTACCGAATTTCCGTACAGGTCAGTTATAACAAGCGTCGTTGCGCCGGTATTAGCCACCACGGGTTCAAATGTTATCTGAGTGCCGTCACCAAGCAGCCCGGGAATGGTTACGGACACAGCGTTAGGGCTTGAGGAGTCACTTGTTACCGTCCCTTTGGTATACGCATTGAGAACCCGTGCCCTGTCACCTGGGTAGGTCAGCAGCCGAAAATCTGCTGATGCATAATTGAATTTAACGAGATACGTATATCCCGCTACCAAATCGCCCGCAGCGACGTTAGTCCCGTTATTTTGCTTAATCTGCCTTGCCGTACCACCATTAACAGAAAGAGTTGGAGTGCGGGTTGTGTTAGTGGCGCTTGGAGTAAAAAGGAATACACGATCAGACGCAACAATTCCAGGGATTGTAGATGCGGTGCCGGAATAGGCATCGCCAGTATTAGTAACACCATACAATAACGCTACGCTATTTAATTCAAGTGTGGAAATTCTTGTTGCCAGCTCGGCTGCTACTGGACCAGATGCCACAAGGACAAAATTGTTAGCAGTCCCAGTGCGGAACTCCATCAGTGCAGGCTGATTGAGAAGCAACTCATTCCCAACCAACGCTGCATTATTTTGTTTCTGTATCGCCCGAGTAACCGAGTTCCCCCTGGCATCTGTCACGGTAACGCTAACTTCCGCCGTATTTAAAATAGGAGACAGAAAATAAATCAAACTGCTATCCACTAATAATCCTGGGATAGTGATAGCAATGGCATTAGCCGCACTGCTACTTACAGCTGTAGCAGATTGATAACCCATTGGCATCGAGGATGGCATTTTTCGACTGGTAGGCTGCAGCGTCCCGCTAACGTTCATCACCTCAACCGCAAGAGCGCTGTCATCAGGGCTACGGTAATACGTGGTGCTCCCTTCGGGGATATTCGCGATGTCCGCCTGTGCCGCCGCCAGCGTCATGTACTGCTTACTCAATGGGATCAGGTTCTGCCTGATCTCATCGTTTTTCGCCATCATTCCGCGCCAGGTATCCAGATCAACGCCAGCGCGATCCGGCTCAGTCAGCTCGGGCCCATTGACCAGCTTATCCAGACGCTCGGCGTTATCGAGCAGCACAGCGGGAGACGTGCTCCCCAGCTCCGGGTTAAAGGCCATGTTTTTTGCTCCAAAAAGAGGCTTCGCCCAAACGAGGGTTTGAGCGAAAAGAGTTAATTAGGGGTTGTTATGGGGTATTAAGCGACGTCGCCGGGGTATGTAGCGTCGTCGTACTGGTAGAAAATGTCGCTGTACTGTCTTGCAGTCACCTGGCAGGTTCCGTCTGCCTGCGGCGTTATTTCCTCAAATATGGCGTCATAGATACCCCGCGTTGAGCTACAGAACACCAGTCGCGGCGGTTCAATGCTCGGATCGTTGAGCATGATTTCATCGAAAGCGGCTTGCCATGGAACAGACAACTGATAATCCCCGACGAAAGTGGCCTCCAGCAGCCCCGAGGCAGAGCCATCCTGGTAGCGCAAAATTGCGCGCGGGTTTTCAAAGGTCCAGTCCAGCTGTTCGGAAACGGTAAATACCGTTTCGATACCCGTTGTGGCCATATCCACGACCAGACAACTAACGGTTTTATTCCCCGGAATATCATCTGTCAGCAGGATGCGATCACCGTACTCATATACCAGTGCATCCAGCTCAGTCGTCGTATTATGACCCAGCCGCTGATGCAAATATTTCATCAGACGCCGCATACCTATCTGGTAAGCGTGGTCCTGATTGAGTACCCCATCGAGTTTGTAGTTCTCGATTTTCACCGGCGTGGGATTGTCGGGTGTTCGGCATTTCACAGTCTCCTCTGCCCAGGTGATGCCGTTGATATATGTCACATCAACGCCATCGTAATCATCAGCAGACGGTGCCGTAAAACTAGTCTGCAGTTCTTCGGTCATTTCATGCGGGCTGATGATCCCCGACCAGTTCTTAACCCCTTCCCTGCCTACGGATGCGAGCCCATCACTCAGCAGAAAATACGATTTCCCCGCTGTGGTAATCTTCTGCAGCATTTCCAGCGCTGAGATACTGTCGCCGGTAGCGTAATCGAAATACTCGCCCCGTGGCGTCCAGTACGCGGACTCCAGCGCGTTGATGGTGTCGACATCCATCTCCAGCCCCAGCGAGTTCCCGACATGCAGCAGTGCCCCAGAAATGGTTCTGGCCGTTCCTGAGTCGTAAGCCCGCGTGGCCACAACGTTTACGCGGCGGTCCGACTGCGCCGCCAGCTTCCCGCCCGTCTCAACGGTCACCGCCATCAGCGACACGCCGGGATAGGATGAAGGGCGCGTCAGCAGTCGCCCGCGCAGTGCCTGCCAGTACATCGAATCGCGCGCGTTATTACTTCCCTGCTCATTGCGCCGACGGCAGCGAACTTCTACCAGCCCCGGAGAGCTGAGAGTGATCCGCTCAGTGAAACCTAACCCGTTGACGTTTTTAAGCGCGTACTCTCCCTGGTGACTCACCCACCCCGATCCGGAACCGTAGACGCGATACTGAATCTCCCACTCAACATGCCGAAGCCGCTTTTTCCCCTTGCTGTCAAAGCCACAGATGCCGTTCGGGAAGGAGAAATTCACCTCGAACATATCGACGGTCTCATTTTCAGGGCAAACCAGGAACGGCCCCAGCCAGCTCAGCGTGTCGTTAAGACCAGTGGCCTCATAGTCGATCATCGTCCGGGCGGTGAATCCCGGCCATGACTCATCAACGGCACCGTTAACCAGGCGCGCCACCGTCGCCGTTGTGCCGTCGGCCGAGACAATCTGGTACTCATTCCCGCGGTGAGCAAGTGAAAGCCGTTGCACCCCCTCTGGCATGCCGGAAAAGGCCGTTCCCGTGGCGCTGTTATAGGCAAGCGTCACATTCGCCGTTACCGCCGGGCTGCCGCCGGTTGATGCCGTGCCGGAGGTGTAAACCGGGGCATCACCGAAAACAGCTGCAGGCAGCGAAGAGGACGTGATCGCCCCGCCCACGAACGGACTGGCCGCCTCGGTTATCAGTACGGTGCCGCCGTTGTCCTGCGCAACCAGGCCGGAGCCAGTGAGTCCCTCGGTAATGGCCGCCAGCAGTCCCGACATCGAGACGTAGTTAGCCACCAGCGACACCGGGTAGGTAACCCCCTGCCAGGTGATCGTGAACGTGCTGGAGCTGGTCGAAAAGTCGTAGGTGGTCGGGGCCGCACTGGCCTGGAGTTTTGCCGCACTCCCCCCGGCGCCGGGCACTGCAGCCTGACCGGGGGTATATGACGCGATAAACAGATCGTAATCGACTGAGTTAAACCCCAGGGTTACCGGCATACCTACTACCGGCGCGATCTCCGTCAGCAGCGGGCTGGCGATAACGCTGTATCCAGCCGCCGAAGTGATCTGGTAGTTAGCCGGGGCTTTCAGTTCGACCACTGCGCCAGCGACCCAACTGGGCGGTAGCGCGTTTTCGTTCTCGTCGTCGTCATCGCCGTCATCCGTGTCCAGCCCGGTAAACGTTACGCTCGAACCGGATACGGTCATGCTGTCTGCAATAATGTCGTCTGCGTCCGGCGACGTCTGGGCCATATCCAGCCCGGTGCCGGATGACGTCCCGCCCACTTCGGTGGAGTTGATCCAGTTTTCGCTGCGCTCATCACCGGAAACGTCCGCGCCTGGCGGGTAATGGGTGCTGCTGAATCCCGGTAGCGTTGAAGCTGGCGTACTGCCAACCCGGATATCGCCATTGGTATAAATCAGATCACCGACACCGAGACACAGCAGCATCTGGACGCGCATTTTCGTAGGATCGGCGGCATCAAACCGGGTAACGGGCTGCACGACATAATCCGGATAAATACGCACGCGCCCAAAAACTTCACGAATCGCATCACCCAGTTTCGCGCTGTTTCCTTTAGCGGGGTTCAGGTCGAGGCTTCGACCTGTGGATGACGTATAGCCGCCGGCATCAATGTTACTCATCATGAACAATGAATAAGCCGCAGATGCGACGGCAATGCCCACTCCTATCCAGGCAATTGTGGCGGCCTCCAGCCCGAAGGGGACCGGATAAAGCCGGACATCACTATCAGGGCGGATCACGCAAGTAGCCCAGTCGCCTGGCGGAATTGACTGCCCCTCAACCTCAACGGTCAGCGGTGGAACATCCCGATCCTCGTAACCTTCAACATTTGCCACCAGCCACTTGCGAATACTGGTTACACCATGCTCATGCGTTTCAAGTGGTTCTCCGGGAAGCCGGGACGGATAAAAACGAATGGTCATTGCCAGAACTCCACTTTGACAAATCGCCGCTTAAACCGTGACAGCGGCAAGAAAGTGACGTTGGTACCGGGATTACATTCCGCCACATGCAGCAGACCATCGATACTGACCACGATCCCCACATGGGTGACGGCTGATCCGGAATAACAGGCCACCCCGGCCCCTTCGCAGGGTTCACAGCGCTCAAGGGTAAGTATCATCCGGCGCGCTTCCCGGTCGAGGCCTCCGTCGTCTTTGGTAACCCCTGCAAAATCGGGCCATTCGGGTAAATTCAGGTCGCGGCGTATCTCGTTCACAATGCCGAAACAGTCGAGTTGCGGGTATACGCGCCCGCCCTTCAGCCAGGTGACTGAACGGTATTTATCAGGGTTGAACATTGGGATTCCTTAGCTGATATAACGCAGTCCGGGGAATACAGGTAGCGTGTAGCGGTAACGTGGCCAGGCGGTATCGAGGATATTCATGTAGCCCGCAGTGATCTGCGCCTCTGTCGCCGTCCAGTAACCAGACTTGATTTTCAGCGTATACGGCACTTCCGCAGGGGCCGCTAAATCAGTGGAGATATAACGCCGGTACGTCAGAAATGCAGACAGACGGTTAGCCAGCGCATTGCGGATCGCCGTGGACACAACACCATCGATATTGCACAAGGCAAATTTGAGGTCCTGCGTGCCGTCCGCATTGCGCGCCGGCAGCGCAATGTCTATCGAACAGGCTGAAAACGTTACGGTATCGCCGTTCTCCGTCGTCGCCGTGATGTTGTCGTAACCCTGGCAAAGGTAGTGAACATCAGAGCCAATGGTGATCTGCAGCGTTTCAATGATCACCTCCGGTCCGCTGCTGGCGTAGAGACGGTTGAGTATTGTCATGATTTTTACCCAATAAAAAAGGCCACCCGAAGGTGACCTTAAAAATTGGTGTCGAATGTGGGTGTACCCTCACCGGCAGGATCGCTATTCCGCGCTTTATTTCACGCTCCGGCTACGGAGCGGCATGAAGGACTTTCCCACAAATCGACACAAGTGATTATGAAGGAGAAACGGTTTTAATCAAGCCTTGGGCCACTCCTTATTCAGCGCAATATCCAGCAGCGAGCTGCCGACGATCCATTCCGGGTAATTACCCCATGGGGCAGGAGCAAGGGGGCGTTCCCATAATTCAAGCGTCGCCGTATACTTCCAGTAAATCGGGGCCACCAGCACCGGTCCCTGATAAATATCTGTGAAGCGGCATTTGTAAAACTTAATGCCTGCCGGCGTCTGCAGCTTCATCATGAACCATGCAGCCCCGTCAGATAACGCATCACGGAACCAGGACTCAAACGCCAGTCCCTGCGCATCGGTTTCCATGAACCAGGTGATGCTGGCCTGCGTCGGCGTTGACGTATAAGCCCGCCTTTGCCGCGCGCGGCCGGTGGTTAACTGGGTTCGTTTTAACGGGCTCACAGGCTGAAATCCGTATCCTTCCTGTAATGGCATAGGGAGGCTGTCATGTGGGTAGTAGATATCAGTCATGCAGTCTCCCGGTAAAGTATCTCGAATAAAATTTCACCATTAACCTCAGGAGGGTATTCATTTCAGAATAAAGCACGATGGAATCGAAGAAAACTCTGATTTTTTGGTTCAGATTAACGAAGATAAAAATCTTTTTAAACCGACACAAACACACAAGGCGATATATTCATCAACTCATCTCAAGAGCTAAAAGAAATCAAAAACACAGCATTATCAATACACTAATTTTATTGACTTTAATTTGAGCTTACATTGTTTCGGCACAGCCCCATATCAAAATAAAAAAGGGCAATGTGCCGACAGGCAATATTCGTCAATGTGACTGCTTATTTAAAAGCAACTCCTGAAGAAGAAGCGCAATAGAAACAAAAATCAAAACCCCACAAAAAACAATTTTTGCAAAATCATAGTTAAACACGGTTGTAAGCGTATCATTATTATATAAGTGATTATGCCTATAGGAATAAGTTGTGTAGATATCATCGCATATTTCAAGAATTCCACCGACTATCAAAACAAGCCAAAGAAATGAAAACTTCACTCGGACTTCCTTACGTTTACGTCTCCTATTGAAGATAAGTCCGCCAATAAAAAGAGGAATCATAAAAGCTATAAAGTCTTTAAATGTAAATGTTAACAACGCTTCCATTAATAAGATCCTTGTGTTTTCTTGCACCTACTCAGATTGTTAGACTTACCTACCTAATCAAGTCTCAGCTAATGCAGTTTAGCTTACCTAGGACCGTGTCGTGTATAGTTTCCTTTTAGAGCGTTGCCAAAAGCTCCTTGTGGCATGGTAACCTCCTTTGTGAGTTCACCTTTTAACTGCCTGGAAAGCTGTCGATTATTCTGATTGAGTGTAGCGCTCAACTGCTCCGGAGTAATACCCTGGAGATGAAACTCCTGATTAATCGGCGCGTGTACAGTTGTTTGCCTACGGTTATCGCTGTTAACGTTCTGAACACCAGTACCAAACCCTGTACGCCCCAGAGTTGCATCAAGCGGTTGGCCATTTCGAAGTGCCTCAAGCTGAGACACGCCGATCCGGTTCGTTGATTCCTGGTCGAAGACGTACTCTCCTTTGTGAACAATACCCGCGGGCTGATACTTACCACCGGGGCCGGTGTAACCGCCGGAGGCGAAGCCAACACCTGAAACAGCCTGGATATTTGAGACGATACTGGCAGTCTGCGCAGCGATTGAGGCCATAGCGATGATGTTGGCCGGATAAGGCGCGCTAACTGCACCGCTTGCTATAGCCTGCTGGATTTTCACCATTGAGTCCGCGATAGCGAATGCCTTGCTCGCAGCAAAAGCGACCTTGTAGATTGCCGATTGCTCACCAAACCCCGTTCGCATGATTTCAGCGGTGCTATCAAACAAGGACTGCGTGGCCGCAGATATGATGGTGTTTTTCTGAGCCTCTATGACCTGATTTGCATCCGCCGCACGTTGACGAATAGAGGTCATTCTGGCCTCACCCTCGGCAGTTATTTCACCGGCCTTCGCATAAGCTTCCTCCTGAGCTGCCAGCCAGCGCTGGAGCTCTTGCTGAGCGTGGTCATATTCGTTGATTTGCCCCTGCATCCCCTCAAAAGTTCCAGAGAGTCGCCCTCCTGTGGGTGTCAGGTTTCCTACAACATTACGAACCGTCGAAGGCAGTTGCATATCGGTGTTTTGATAAATATCTGCCCGTGTTTTTTCATATTCACCGGGTTTTAGTTGCCCGGTTGCTTTGGCCTTCTCCAGAAGTTCAAGACGGGTTTTAAGCAGATCGTTGGTCCGCTCATCCTTCGTCTTTACCTGTTCCTGCATCTTCCGGTAATCGTCCAGGGTTTTTACGGAATTTTGCAGTGCCTCCTGCTGCATATATGCCTGGAGGATTTCATCTGAACGGGAAAGGATCGACTTCTGGTCAGCGGTGAGCTGCGTTTTAGATTTGAGGTCAGCAATTTGCTGCTCGAACTTGATACGAGCCTGTGTCGCGCTATTAAGCTTGTCACTGGCATCCAGTTGGGACTGCATGGCAGCAGTCTGCTGGTTTATCTGATCAAGCAGCCGGGTTGCTGCGTCCTCGGTATATGCTTTACCCTTTGGCGTCTTGGGTGATTTCGGGTCTTTGTACAGCTCGTTAATACGTGAGACGTTTTTTGCGTATTGCTCAGCAGTAATTGCTCCGGACTTCAGGAATTCACTCTGCTGTTTAAGCTTCTGGTTACGTATGTCAGCATTCGACAGGAGCTGCTGGTTAACAAGGTCCGCTTCCTGCTGAGTTTTAATCCGCTTTTGCTCGGCTTTGTCATGACTGCTGATTATTTCAGTTAAAACGCCTTCTGTTGTGATTTGAGATTGCAGATTATTTAGCTCATCTTCGAGCTCAGCCTTTCTTCCACCGAAAAATAGCTTCCCGCCTGCAGCCTTATCTATCCAATCTAATTCCTTACGAATTTGAGAGATCCGCTCGGTGCCGGTTTGCTCGCGACCAATATCAAGCATGGCATCCCATGCTCCTTTAGCCGTTTTAGCAAGCGAGTCCCAAGCACGTTCAAGAACTCCCAAATTCTGATGAATATCGTTCGCACGCTGCTGCATGGCATTGGCATAAGCATCAGTAGCCACCCGTGCCGCATCCTGCTGATTACCTTCATCCTGCAGCGCTTTAATCTGGTTGTAGGTTGCCAGTGTCAGAAAGTGGTACTGGTCGTTAAGTTTGGTAATGGCCGCAACCGGGTCAGCAGCAATGTCGTTGAAATCACCCACCAGCTTTTCAGTGGCGATGCCTGTGGCTTCACTGATTTCAACCACGGCAGTTGTTACTCGTTCCAATGACTCTGCAGCCACTTTCCCAGATGAAACTATCTGGTTAAGTGTGGCTGCGGACACGCCAGTGGTTGAGTTGGCAACTACTGAAACCCGAGCGGCCATATCTGCTAGTTGCCCTGTGGTTTTACCAACCAGATTACCGCTAAGGGTCAACGACTTATAGAACTCGTCCTGCTCCTGAGAACCTTTGTAGTAGGCCAGCCCAAGAACACCAACAGCCGCGGCAGCCAGAGTGACAGGATTAATCAACCCCAGCACATACCCGCCAACACCTTTAATCGCGGGGCCAATACCGCCGAACATATCTTTCAACTGCCCGCCCTGCTGCATAAGCACCATAAACGGCGACTGACCCGTAGATAAGCCGACGATAATGTCAGTCATCTGCGCCGGGATCATGCGCATGGCAAAGGCAGTCTGTGCTGCGGATTGGCCGGTTTTACCCAATTGCGTTTGGGTTTTCTCCAATGCGTCTCGGGATTCAGCAAGTTTGCTATTCAGGCGATCATAGGCTAACGGCGAGAGCATCCCCGATGCTTTGGCGCTATCCAGTTGGCGCTGCTGTTCATTTAAACGTCGGAAAGCCTCACCTACTGGATCAATCTGAGCCTCCAGGCGTCGCAGCGCGGCTACCTGTTCATCATGAGCTTTTGCAGCCTCTCGTTCTGCCTGAGCCGTTCCGGTGACCTCCCGGCGCACCTCCATCAATTTTTTGCTGTAAGCATCGTATTGTGACGGGTTAATTTTTCCAGAATCAAAAGCTTCATTCAGGTCAGATTGCTGCTGATCCAGATTACGAAGCGCTGCGGATAATGGGTCAATTTTATCCAGCATTCTCTGGAGTGACTGAGCTTGCACCTCCTGCTGTGCTGCTGCTAATTTACCAGCCTTTTCTGCTTCCCGCTGAGCTTGTGCGACACCGCTCAACTCCTCGGTGGTGTCATTCAGCATCTTTGAAAGTGAACGAAACTCTTCCTCGTCAATTAGTCCCTTATCGAAGTATTTTTTCAGCTCACTATAGCGGCGACCTACGGTATCAATTGCAGCACCAACCGGATCAATGGCTGCTCGCAATTTATTGAGAGCATCTTTTTCCTCGTCAGTAGCTTTTGTCACTTTAAGTATGCTTGTTACAGCCTTATCACCCGATTGGGTCATCTTATCAAGCGCAACTGTAAGGCTGTCAGCCTGCTTTTCTGCCCCAGAGCTATCAATAACAATGGCCAGGCGAGAGGTTTGTTCTGTCATTTAGCTATCTCCGGGCAATAAAAAACCCCGCCGTAGCGAGGTTTTTTTACGAATAAAATATCTTGATAGTTATATTATCGACACGGGTTCACTGGTAATGCTCAGGTGTGTTCAATATCACTTCCACAGTGTTTACATTTAATGGCCTCTTTGCGGATAGATTCGGCGCAGAAAGGACATTTTTTATATTCACCTGACTCACCATTAAGCACTGCTCGGCGTTCAGAGGTAGAAGATGATAAGACAATAAGAAGACCAAGAATCGGCGCAAGAAATGCAGTAAAACCAGCGACAACGCCGTTTCCATTTGTGATATTTGACGCTAAAACGACCAAGCCGAAACCTATAGCGCACATACCAATAAGGTAAAGGAACGCAATACCTAACCCATTTCGTTTTGCAGCAATAACTGCTACAACAATAACTGCTAGCCCAAAAAGCATAAAACCTAAAAGCGGTTCCACATCCCTATCCCCATCATTAACATTTGCACACAGGTTAGCACAGGAATAGATGTAGACAATGATATGACTACTTCACTTTTGCCTGTCTTTTCTGCTCTTCGGCCCACTCAGCCCTCCAGGCATCATCGAGAGCCAGTATCGCTGCGTCAAACTCAATGCGGTCGATCAGGATGGTGCGCGATGCCAGGTAAAGCTCGATATCATTCAGGGATAGGGGGAGTGGCACTCCGGCCATTCCGGCATATTTCCTGCCGCGCGATATCATGGCGTAAGCGTTGAGGATCTCCCCAGTGACTGCATCGATTTCAGGCTCTGGAATGGGCGGGAGATTTAGCTTCTCCCTGCGCCACTTTGCTTTCTCGCCCTGTTCGCCGGCGAATTCCTTTAGCCACTTTTGGGCCTCTATGGCTTTTTTACGGTTTCCTGAGTCTGCTGCTCCTTACCCTGAGCAATGGCCGCCGCCTCAGCCAGAATAAGCCAGTACAGAGAGGGGTTTTGCTTCAGTAACGCAACACCACGCTCCGGTGTATACGCTACCGCCGTCTCCGTACCATCCACCAGTTCCCCCACGCCCTCCCAGTCTTTCAGAAGAAAGCGCGCGCAATTGTCGATGAGAAGATCATCAACCGAGTCAATCTCGCCCACACTGGCGAGATCGAAAGCATCCGTACCGACCTGGTAGCTCGCGTCCATTTTGTCGATATGGCGCCGCACCAGCGCGTTGCGTGAGCGGTATTGTGGATTCTCGCTACTGGCCACCAGCAGACTGAGTTTAAACAGCGCTTCGTCTTCCGGCGTGAATTTCTTTTTACTTCCTGCTGGCTTTTTGTAAGGGAAAAACCAGCGTTCTCCGTTTAAATCAATTTGAGAAGAAATAATCAGCATAAAGACTCCCAAAAAAGCCCGAGCCGCGATGACTGCAGAACGGGCCAGGTAAATTAAGGCGCGGTAACGGTGATTTCAGACGTTGCGGTAAAGGTGCGGGCCTTACCGGTGATGGTTGCAGTGCCGGATGCGTTACGTGTGACTTTCGCTGTTTTCTGCCCGGTAGAAACCACGCTGGCGATAGTCGGATCCGATGACGTCCACTGGACGGTATCAGTTGAATCAGCTGGCGTAAGCGTGGCGGTTAACGTCACAGTAGATCCCACGGCCCCAGTTGAAGTGGCTGGCGCAACACTGATTGCCGTCGCCGGCACTTTAGGCACGCGCGTAATCGTCGGCGGCGTATTGGCCGCGGTGATATCCAGCTGAACCTGAACAATGTCAGTGCTCCCCGCATCCGGCCAGTCGCCGGAGATCTGCACTTCCGGGAAATCGAAGGTATAGGCGCCTTCAGCATTCTCCAGAGTGAAGCTAAACGGCACCGTTTCGCCGGTGAACGTTTTTTTGTAAACCTCCCAGGCAGCCTTTGACCACGACAGTGTGATTTGACCTGACGGGGTAAAGGTTGTCGGAATGTTTGCGCCGGCGAACGCCGAACCGGTACCGATACAGCGCTGGGTCTGCATATTGTTGTTGAACTGGATGTTGAAGGTGTCGACGCAGAAGCCTGTCCCGCCATCAACACCATTTAGCCGGATGTTCGTGACCTCTTTGAAGGAGTAACGCAGCGCCCCCGCTAAATCAACCGGCGTGGTGAAATAGCTGGTATCGTCCCCCTTCGTCTCCCAGTCCAGCCCTGCAAATGTAATGGTTGCAGTGATATCACCATCGGCCGGGATTTCCATCTGGAAGGTGCCAACCTGACAACCGCGGGCAATCTGGGCGATCCCCACATCACTGGCAAAAGTCGCCACGGAGAACGTAATGCGACCGTTACCCATCGTCAGCACGTTATTTTGCCATTCGGAACCGAAACAGCTGGCAAGAAAATCATCATGCTGGTTCCAGCGAAACCGCGTGCCGACATCGCCGCCGACATCCACTGTGCCGCGTGAAACACCCTGCGCCATGCGGTCACCAGCGATTTCGTCATTGTCGTTGGTGTTCTGCGTTGGTTTTAGACCAAATGAAGAACGACGCAGCAGGTTCCACGCCCCTGCTGTTGGCGTGATTCCTGGCGTTGTCTCGCGAATAGACGCGGCTACTACTTTTGCACCTGAGCTCACAGGAGCCTCCTGTTTTTTGTGCGCTACAGAGCGCGATAAGGAATTTGAAGATTGAGCTGTAACCAGCCATCGGTCTCACCCGCCGGCACAGCAGAAACAGCGAAATAACTCAGCTTTCCGTCATCCTTGAACTCGAATAGCTCCGTTAGCTGATCAGCCGTCCGGGAGATAAGCAACGTCCCGGAGCCAACCGGAACAAATAGCTGAATGATGAGTAAGCCCGTCCTGTGGACGACTGGCCCATCCCCGATCTCGGTTGCGCCAGCCTGTCCTGCAATGTTGGTGAGGCGGGCCCAGATATCGCGGTTGCTGGGGTCAAATACCGGACCATTGGGATAATCCACCGCATCAGAGGCAATAGCGGTCTGTGCCGCCATTCGGGAAATGACAGCGTTTCTGATTTCTGTAAGGGTCATTTGTAGGCCTGAATCACACCATTAAACGAGACGGCATAGACGCCTGTTGGCGCCTGCGTTGAGTGACCATTCTCCAGAGGCACGGAGTAAGGCAGGTTCGACTGAATGTAAATCACCGAGTAGGCTGGAGCCTGGTCAATGATATTTTTGCCATTAAGAAATGCCATTGTCCCACGCGGATCCGGCTCGGTCGGGACGGAGTGATCGGGTTCGCCGATGCTGACAAAATGCGATGCCCTGAAGGTTCCTGCGCGATACTCAGCCGGCCGCCTGATACCCATGCTGTCATTAACACGGACTTTCTTCCTGAGCCTTCCCGTTTTGGTCAGGTTAGCAGGATCGGCATAAAGAGATTCGTTCCATTCCCCAACAGCTTTGTTGTATTGAACCGCGGTCGCGTTGATAGCCCACAGCTCCGGGTTTCCTACCGGCGACCGTTGAACAATTTCATTCAGCAGTTGAATGGCGATTGTCCGCTGGCGTAGTTTGACATCTTCGGCCACCAGCCCGGCGAATGCCGCCGGGTCAATGTTCCAGCCCTTAGCCATATCATACCCTCCGCAGTTGAATCGAGTACGCAGCGCCAGCAGAGTCGGCAGAAGCGGTTATGATCTCGTAACGCTGAAACTCACCCGTAATCGAATCCGGTGCGGTGATGATATGCCCGACTGCCGGCTTGTCGTTCACTTCGTTAATCAGGGCGGTTAATTTCAGGTCACCGTGCAGAATGTTAACGCCATCGATACGGCGGAGTTTGTAACGAGCCAGAACACCGCGCCCTGAGTAAGTCACCTGTGTTTCAGTGCCGGTTTCCGTTACCGGGTCCCATGCACCCCGAACGGTGTATGACCCAGTGAAATCCTTAACGGCATCCTGCAGGTCTGTATCGAAGGCTGCGGCAACTTCAGTTTGGAGTTCGTCACGAATGCCCATTGCACCCACCAATAGGCTGCTGAGGTTTAACGATCACAGTACCGTGGAGTTTGCGGGTATAAATTTCGCCGTTGCGCTTAACCCGCAGCGGGAGCGGAGCAAACTCAACAACGCCCTTTGCCGGGTTTGCATAAACGACATGTCTGATCGGGTTTCCATTCACAAACACATCGCGAGGGCCGAGCCCGTCACCGGCATAATGCACATCCGGATTTTGCATGTTACCCCCTTACCGTCGCTCAATATGAGCATGAATAAAGTCAGTTTTAAGCGACTCCATAGCACCAACCATCACATAGGGGCGCCCACCGTTATGCCAGCAATCAATCGCGTTACCCTCATCATCAAGCAGTATCACTGCGACGCTGTGGCAGCCGCCGTTTTCGGCTCGCTCCAGAGCCTGTTTCAGCAGGCGAATAACCTGGTCGTTATCAATGTTGTGATGGCTGGGCTTTTGGAATGGGGCCACCTTCAAATCGGACATATCACGCCCTCACAAAGAACGTCTGGAAAGGGTTAATCATCCACGGTTTGAGCATATCCAGCGCCAGCTGCAAATCAGGATCGAGTAATTCAGTGCTGGTGGTTGAAAGCTCGGCAAAAGTGCGGGAAACCTTCACATCGTCGGTATCAACGCTTTTGCTCGTCACCACGCCGGAATCTGTTTTTTGCTGATACAGATTGCCTGCAGCGGCTACGGAAGCGATAAACGCTCCGGCCTGCTTAACTTCTTCGGGAATATCCTCCGGCTCGATATCCTGAAGGTTCAGCGCCGTCATCCAGGTATTTGCCTGTAGCACGGCTTTACCCTTTTTGTCAGCGGCAGCCCAGGTATCCCCCAGCAACTCGTCAACATCCTGGATTGTTATATAAACGGTCATCGGATCCTCACCAAAAGAAACGGGGCTTTCGCCCCGTCAGTTAACCACCCGCTGGAGCAGTGAACGCGATCGCTTCAGTTGTTTTCACCACGTCGTCAACGGTAGCCGTCACCGTGAAGGAGCCAGCCGTATCAGAGGTGAGTTTCACGGTCGAGCCACCAGCAGACCCTGTCTGTGACGTCGAAGCACTTAGCGTGCCGCCAGTAGACGTCCACGCCACAGCTGCCCCGGAGACTCCGGCACCATTTCTGGTGTACTTGAGCGAAACGGTCACCGCGTCGGTACTGTCAGCAGTTGCGGAAGTTTTATCCACTGACAGGGTTACTCCCCCGCAGGGGCTTCCAGCTTAATCAGTACGCCTGAAGTGGATTTGTTACTGGTGAAATGTTTCTTCCAGTTCGCGCCGGTGCCGATTTTGGTCAGGTCAGGGTTAGCGCCCTTCGTCTCATCCCAGCTGTAACCCAGCAGTTCAACGTTAACTGTGCCCTCTGCGCGATAGCCAATAGCAAGGTTTTCCTGGTTGTTGATATCGTAGGAACGGAAGCCCGGAGCCTGTGATTCCGTTACGGATACCGCACCAGCCACCAGGCCAAGAATCGCGTCAACCGGCATGGTGTCAGTTACCAGCACCGGTTTACCCAGCGTGCCTGGCTGTCCGCCATAAACCACCACGCCAGCTTCTTCGTAAATTTTGTTGTCGATAGCCTGATCAACAATGTCGAAATAGGTCGTGGAATGCATAACGAACAGCGCAACACGGTTAAATTTATCGCCGTATTTACGCAGGCCACGGGTCAGCGTTTTCTTACCATCAGTGGCAATGTCCGCTGATACCGTCATGTCAGCATTTGCGCCAATGGCTGCAACCAGTCCCTGAAGGGCATACTTGATATAACCTTCAAGCGTTGCATCAGCGACGTCGACGCCGATCACCTCGGAGAATTCGCTAACGTCGCGACCCCGACGTTTAAACGCCTCCTCAGTGGTTTCATACGGGCCGTATTTCCACGGCGCCTTGACGCTGACAGATTCGCCGGCACCGATTTTTTTACCCGTTACCGGGTCGGTTGAATTAACGTCGCGCGATTCGATAGAGCCACCAACTTTATAGAAGGTGCGCTTGCGAAAATCACCCTCGATCAGTTCGTTGTCGAGAATGATTGCGCCGTTTGAAGCGGCATTGAAGACTTCCAGATTATCCTGGCGACGCTCAAGAAACGCAGTCTGCGCGAGGTCATCATAGATAATCAGGTCGTTGTTTACGGTCGTAGACATTGATTAGTCCTTACTTAGGCAATTTGAGATAGGCCTGCTGGCCATGTTTGCGGATGTAGTCCGCTTTGTCGCTTGAGCTCATTTCTGAACGTTTCAGACTACCGCCACCGCCACCGGGTTTATGACCACCAGCCCCGGAGCCTTCGGCGCGCGGGAACAGGTGCGGGGCCGTCTCTTTCAGAGATTCAGCCCACTCAACCGGGGTGAGCGGAGTTTTTCCGTCTTTACCGAACAGAACATCGCCATTTGCATCAACTGCTACGGCCTCGCCTTCGTCGTTGAGCTGGAATGTGCCTTTAGCACGAAGAATCAGATCGTCGGATGCTTCTGGCAGCGCGCCAGCCTTAAGCGCTGCGCTGCGAATAGCATCCCCCAGGACGCGATCACGGAATTTGCTCGAGAACGCTTCCGCCTTTTCAGCGCGTTCGTTGGCGGCTTTGATTTGCTTATCAACATCAGCACGTAGCCGCTCAGTGCGTTTATCCAGTACCTCGTCAATTTTCCCGGCGGCGATCAGTTGCGCCTCTTCATCATCAGAGAAACGCTGGAGAATGGTTTTCACCGCGTCAGGATCGATACCTTCAAAACGCTTAAGCGACTCAGTGGACTCTTTGAGCTTACCGAGTAACTCACTATTTTTATTTTTCAGGCCTGAAACCTGAGCACTGACCTGCTCATCGATCAGCTTTTGGATTTCCGGCGTAATATCGGGCGCACCACTACCGGAGCCACCGCCATCACCACCTTCACCACCAGCTGCCGAATAATATTTAATGAGCATGTTACGAATAAGCATGTTGTCCCCTTGGGATAGTTACTGTGGGCCTGGCCCAATAAAAAAGGCCGCCCGAAGGCAGCCTGATTGAATAAGATATGTTAGTTAAAGCCTGGCGTTTCTGAATGCCTGCTCATCCTTTGAGCGCAACTGGTCCAGCGTCAGCCACTCGCCCCTGTCGTTGTAGAACTCATCGGGAGACATGCCGCCATCACGAATCAGCCTGGCGCGCGTTTCTCCGACAATCTCAGCTTGTCGCGTGAACGACTGCCGGGAGAACCAGTCCTGGTAAGTCGTATCAGCCGGAACCTGTCCATCCATACTGGCGCGCGAGCTGTCCTTGATTTCGCCGACTTTGATACCCAATTCCTCGGACGATTTCAGTATGTATGTTTCGGTGCTACGACAGCAAAAGTGGATTTTCCCCGGTCCCTGCAAATAAGGCACCTTGTGCCCTATCGGTTTGTTATCCAGCGTGTACTTGAGGCGGTCGCGGATCCGACAATCCTTTGATGTCCGGTTATCCAAAGTAGATAACCACTGCTTACCCTTCAGAATGTCGTCGTTCGCCGCTGCAAAGCTTTGTCTTGCTGTCGATGCAAGATGCCCTACTGCCGTTTTCGCTATGCTGGCTGCATTAGCCCGGCTCATCTGAAGCGCACCATCCTGGTAGCCGCGGTTAGCATGGCCACGAACCTTTTTTGCGATCTGCTCATGCGTATCGCCCAGGAGAAAACCCTGCCTCACAGTGTTGGATATGCGCGCCATACGATCAGCTTCGAGGTTGCTGGCCCATTCGCTTAGCAACCGCCCCTGAAATGGACGCCCCATCGCCGCGGCATAAACTGCATCCGGGGAGATGCCAACCAGTGGATGAAGAGCCAGAACATCGTCGGGAATGGCAAACTGGAAGAGGCTCATCTGAAAAGTGGCTTCGTGCTTCGCCAGTTCCTGCAACTCGGCAGTAAGAGCTGCATACATCGACTGAATCGCATCCTTGTTTATCGCCCTGACGCTTACCAGTAACGCTTCCAGCCTAGAAACGGTAAAGCTCTCAGCGTCCAGCGTATCAATAGCCACCAGCAACCTTGCAGTAAGTTCGGCGTCGCTGTCATTCAGGACTTTTATCATCCTGTTGGCAACGCCGTTACTGTAGCGACTCACCCATATAGCGTGGGCTATGGATTCATCCTGCAGTTTGTCATTCGCCGTTACCATTATTGCCACCAATCAGGTTAGGCGCGCCGTTACGAATAGCGTCAATGACAGTGTCAGGGTCATCAGCGGGATCTATCAGGTCAAGTCTCTGCAAAGCTCTGACCATATCCGTGTCGCGAATCGCACCGGACTGCCAGGCATTGACAATTGCCGTTACCATGCCGGATTCAGCGACTTTGGCGATAAACTCCTGATTGATGCTGTAACGGTATTCCTCGCCTTTTATGCCGAGATATCTGGCGCACCAGCCGAGCGCCAGCGTATAGGCCTCCGAGACATTGGAAACGCAAATGCCGAGCACCGATGTGGATGCGGTTTGCTCGCCGCTGGATTGCGTGGCGGTTTTAACCGCGCCGTTCTGCTCGATAAGCCGGGCGCCAAGCTGAACAGAATAATCACGCTTACTGTCCATCGCCTCTTTAGCCAGGGTGTTTGGTTGCGCCTGAGCATAGGTAAAACTCCCCTCCTTCGGCAGCAGGAATGGAGAACGAGAACCGACACGAATTCCCTTATCCTGCAGCCAGTCACGCCAGGCGGTATCAAGCCCGGAAATCACCGGCTGAACCTGACCGCAGAAAAATACGCTGTCTTCGTAATCCGCCGAATTTCGATAATGACCAAGGTTAATTTCAACGAGGGCGGCTAAAGGCGACTCGTCGATGCTGGGATCGTTATTTTGTGCACCAACGAAGCTAAAGGGGATCTCATCCCAAAAATCCTCACCTTTAGGCTTCGGGTGATACTCAGAATCGACAGAAAAAGACCCTGCATCGGCCGACTTTCGCCACACCCTGCAGATAAACTTGCCGTCCTCCAGGGCAAGTTCGCGATACTGGATTTCATCCTCGTACGCAAAACCATCTTCCTTTTCCATGCATTCGCGTAAAACCACCAGCACCAGTTGATTACGTCCATTGATGCGTTTGGTGCGCCAGTTAATGATGCTTTCCGCCTGATAACGAAGGATGATCGCCTCGTCGGTCTCAGCTGCATAATCCGTATAAAGCCCCTCGCGCGCGGCCTCCAGAATATTTTCTGTAACCTGCTGGGACTGCTGATAAATGCTGGCACCAGCACCATCGGCGTTATCACGAAGATAATTCAGTTTATCCGGCGCGGTCATGGTCGGGTCTTTTCTGAATGCCAGCCCCAGTAAACCCACCTTTGTATTGCCCGTTATCGCGTAGAAAACGGCGCGCTGAATGTAATCAGCATTGCGCTTTTTATTGCGTGCAGACTTATCGGACGGATCCAGAAAAGGGAGGTATTCATTCCCGGCGGCCTTTACAGCATCAGCCCCTTTGCACACGTCACGAATTTTTTTCCACACGGGCATTGCCGCCCTGACCTCAGGGCGAACATAAGTAATATCGTTATTGGCCATCAGAATGTCGTGTCCAGTGAAATAGAGAATGCAGGTCGAACGATTGGGAATTGCTTCACAATGAAGTAACCGGCGCCATCGTTGGGGTGATCGTTATCGCTCTTTTTATCCGGCTCGCCGTTTTTATCCCACACCTGTTGTTCCAGGCAGTCGGCATAGACCGGGCAACGGGCCACATTCACCTTGTACCGGCGTTCACCATTACCATTACAGAACATGGCGTTCATGGAGTTGATGCGGTCCTTTACCGGCGGGTTAGCATCATCAACGATGACGTTAAATCCGGCCTGTCGGAGCTGCTCAATATCTGTTTTGCTGGCGTTGTTTGATTTCCTGGAATCACCAGAGGCATCCGGGTAAATATAAATCTCGCGGACCTTGCGGTAGTCACCGTCGGCATACAGCCAGAAACGTTCCTTGATGATGCGTATCATGTCTGGCGTATCGTAAGCGTTGATAATCTCTGTTACCGCGTGTGGTAAGCCGAGCCGCAATACATGGACGATCCCGGCCATCTGCCCGACGTTGAAATCCATCCCGATATACAGCGCTTCACCTGGCTGCTCTTCCTCACTGGAATTATTCAGCACTCTGTCGAACTGATGATAAATGGTGCCGCTGGTCAGGTTAGTAAACTGGCCGTTCAGATATGCCTTGATCAATTCCGGCGGGTAACTCGCCAGAAGCGAAGGAATATAGTCATCCGGCAGGTTCTTTTCGTTGTCGAATGTCGAAGCCTGTACCAGACCATACATCGACCTCAGTTCAGGCTTTTCCCTCACAGCCTTAACAAACTGGTTATAGACGAACTTAAATCCTTCAGGTGTGGTGGTCACGTCAATGCCATTACGCAGACCATCAACCTTATAACGCATACGCGCGATTATTTTTCGCCACGCCTGACGTGCCTTATCCGCTTTCAGAACGTCGAGTTCATCCACCAGCGCATTGCCGATTTTAAAGCCTACTATCGTGTCGGGCTTTTCCATCGACCGACAAATTGTCGTGCCGCGGTACTGGCGCCCACTGTAGAAATGGACCTCTTTGTTGCTTTCAACGATTTTGACTTTCAGTCCCCAGTCGTGAGCAACTTCCTCTACCGTGGGGTAGAAAATATCGCGGATCTGAGGATAGGTCGGGGCAAAGTAGCCTTGGTTTATTGTGGGGAACTCCCAGAACCCTTTGCATATTCCACCGCAGCCAACCCATGTCTTTCCGGATCCAAAACCAGCTACATAGGCTTTGAACTTCTGCTGCATAGCCAGAAAACGAGCCTGGGGAACGTTAAGCGTCGGAGCTATCGCCATCCTCTTCCCTCACTCGCGCATCGACTACGTTGATATTGATCGCAACTGGCGTTGGTTCGTCATCTTCCGGGTCAGCGGCCAGCTCTTTACGGAGCTTGTCGATCTCCAGCTGCCGGCGCTCGATTTCAATCTGCTGTAGACGCTGGGCGAACTCACTGTCAGCCAGGCCGAGACGTTTCATCACCGCCTCGTACATGCGCTCACGGCTGATGGCGGTTATCTCAACGCCATTCTTGCCAAGCTTCACACCGGAATAGGCAAGCGCAGCATCCGGCGCCAGCTTGCGCGTATCGGCGAAGAAAGGCTGGCCGATGCCATCACCATTACAGCGAGGACATTTCGGGTTAGGCGAGCTGGTATGGTCGTAACCGTAGCCGCCTCTGTCGTTTGGCTCTTTCCCTTTCTTCGCTAAAGCCTCAGCCAGCTTCTCTTCGAACTCAACCGCATCGCGCCATTGATACTGGTGACCGAAGCCCCAGCAGTAACGGCAGCTCCCGCGGCGATACTGAGAAAGTTGGTTGGCGTCGAATGTTGCCAGCCGCCACATCTGCTCAAGCACTTCATCAGCGCTGCCAAGCGTGCGCACAATGGATGCTTTCTGCTGCTGCGCAATGGCCTGCGCAATACTAACTTTTGCTAACAGCCTTGCTCCCTGCTCATTCGCTGTCTTCTTGCTATACCCAGCGCGAATGGCGGCCTGCGTGGCGTTGTTGTCCTTCAGGTATTCTGCGACAAATAAACGTTGCTGATCGGTGAGGCCACTATCATCCACCAGCTCTTCTGCGCAGTTTTCCTTTTGCGCAGTGCGCAATTTCTTCTGCGCAGGTTTTTGCGCAATTTGCGCAGAAGGCTTTTTGATGTATCGACGGGCGGTAGCGTAGTTCAGTCCCTGCGCTTCACACCAATCCTTCGGTGATACGCCGGTTGCGGCATGTTCGGACAGGAACCGTTGCTGAAGCTCGCCCCAGTCCGGTTTTGCCATAACTTTCTTCCACTCTTCATCGTTGTGTGCTAAGGATTTATCGATAGGTGGCGATGACAGTATAGGAATTACTTGTTATCGCTAATCTTGGCCATTTTAAATATTGGAAAGAATTCTTTAGGGGTTCATGTGAAAAATTACCAAGAACAAATTGATTCAGTAGCCGGCTGGGCTGCTAGCGGAAAAAAATGGGGCCGCATACCTAACATAGATGGAGGTTATAATCCGGGCAGTAGCGGGGAAAACGTAGTTAAAGGCTTTCTTCCTGGAGACAGGGATAGTGGTGAATTGATAGTAATTTACCAGTGTCACTTACCGTCCCAGGAGAGCTATGCAGTCAGTAATTTCCAGTTTAGCCAGCTTAAATTTTCAGATTGGGAAAAATATATGACCCCGATTAAATAATACCAAAGCCCCAGATTGGGGCTTCTTTAATGCCTCAGCAGTCGTCGTCGGGACGAGCTACTGCCCGACAGGCCCACATGCAGGCCTCCTGCATTTTGGTGCGGGCGATAGCCAGACAGCGGCCAGCCTCATGCGCTTCATCAGAATGATTTGCTGTCATCGCCAACTCATCAGCAACCCATGCCTTCTGCTTCTCAAGCAGCGCGTTAAATTCACGAGCAGCCTTCTTAAGCTCATTCATGTCACTGATTTCTTTCGGACCCAGCGTGCGGTAGCCTTTTACAGTGGTACCGTCCTGCGGTTTAGCTTCATTCATTTCGTAGCCCTTTCGGTTGTACCTGGTTTGCTTTTACTAGCTCTTGGGTGGATATTGTTGGGAGGGAAAGCATGGAGATAACCAAATGAAACAGATACTTTTTACATGGTTTGCTTTTACAAATACCTATGCCTGCATCACCGCCAGCATTAACGTGAACAACTCGCTAATGCTTGACTCAGCTGTGCCGTGGATTGTTGGGGTTTCTCTTGGAGTAATCACCAATTACTTATTGGCTAAAAAACTGAAGGAAAGCGGGTTTCTGTAGGCCTTCTGGTTTCTGGCCAGGTTACTTCTTAACGCTGTCCGGCATCACCGCACCAACAACGCCAGCCAGCGCTACGCCGCCAGCGATGAAGGTTTCCTGAATGCCCGGAGGCATCTGATAGCCGAAGACACCGGCAATGACCAGGATGATGCCGCGCCAGGTTGACGGCTCTTTCAGTCGATTAATGAGATAGTTCATATTTCCCTCAAACAAGAATACTTTTTGCCAGGAGATGGCGGGCTTTACGGTCATCAATGCCGTTCTGTCCGCCGTTGATAATCTGAGTGACGCGTGTAAGGTCACCGGGATAACGCAAACAGCCGCGTGAGGTATAGAACCAGGCAGCACTGCGCGCCGCATACTCATCCTGTGCCAGCAATTCAGGCTGTTTAACCAGATCAATCTTCAAAGCATTCCCGCATTCGCGGTAATTGTTCAGGCCGGTGGTCTGGATGAGCCCGCGTCCGCGGTAAAACCAGCCGTCTGTTGCCCCGTTATTCCCCATGCGTTTGCTGTACACCAGATTGGCGATCGCTCGTTGCCTCTCCAGTGGCAACGATGGTTCACCCTGCCGGCGGCCGAGCGAATTAGCCTGACCCTGCGTCAGCCGCCCGGCGCGGACAAAACGATTCAAGCCGGCCACGCTATAATTGAAGCTCTCAACAAGCTGGGTAAATCCCGTGCTTTCATGCCCTACCTGGGCAATGAACATTGCCTGGTCGATAGCGGAAGTGATGCCAAACTCTTTCATCGCGGCTGTAATATGCGGAAACCAGCGCGCAGCTAACCCGGCGCTGATACCAGCCGCCTTCTGGAATTGTGTTTGATTCATTAGTGCCTCAGTGTATCGACCAGACGCGCCACGTTACCCCGAGCCCACAGCACGGCGGCGCATATCATCACGTTTGCCATTACCACCAGCCAGTGGGACTGTACGTAAAGACCGAAGATAAACTGGAAAGGAATACTCGCGTAAATCAATACCAGTAAGTAAGCAATGATGGAGATACCAGGGCGATGCCTAGCACCGCGACGTTGATAAAACATCAAAGCGCAGACAATAACGGCACATATCACCGCATTGGCGAGCGCTGCCGGGTCATTTATTACCATTCGAACCTCCTCCCCTTAATCGGGAAAGTAATCCGAACAGGCTGCTCAAGTCCTGGCTGTTAATGAAAGTCAGGACCTTGATGGTTACAGCAGATGCCACCACCGCACCGAGCGCATCAAGCGGACGATCCGTATAGCCTGTCCATGCAGTAAATTTTGAGCCTAATAACCCTGCAGCCAGAACACCGACAATAAACGACGTCATGAAGTAAGCTATTTGCCTTCCACGTGTCAGGTTTGCGGTCGTAGCCACGTAAAACACTGCGCCGCCAAAAGCCCCAAATACCACGCCAAAATCGGTATGGGTGATAACGCCATATATGACGGAACCAATTAAACCGCCACCAAAAATCAGGCCGGTACCAGTTAAAGGATCTGACATTAAGCCCCCTCTTATTGCTGTGAGTCCTCTCAGAATTGAGGGGAAAAAGAAAAGGCCACGCAATAGCGCAGCCCTTAAATGTTTTTGCTTAGTTGAAGTGCCTTATTCATGGCGAAAAAAAGCCCGCTCAGAGGAACGGGCAGAAAGTAGGCATTCTAGGTAGTAACAAACGAAAACGCACCTAATAGTCCGAGCTACCGATTTACCAGGAGAGCGCTCGCTTTTTCCGTTACTGCCTTTTAAACATAGCTGGAGAAGCCTAAACGGCAACCCACAACCTAATGTCTTAGTAGTATTGCATGGCGCCGGGTGCCTCCCGGTGAGCATGTCCCAGCCGACATGGCCCGCGCTGCATTTACAGATCACTGTAAGTGACTGGTCGCCCCACCGCACAGGGGGATTCACCACACGAATAGATTAACAAGATGTTATTTTTCTGGTCAATAAGATGTAAGCAAATGATGACATGCAGTTTTCTTATTGCTGAGTAACTTCAATCTGGTTCAGGGCTCTCGCGCATGGGCGTTAATGTGTCGTGCAGCACATCTCAACCCAAGAGCCCTGACCGGATTGCAGATACGAAAAAGCCCCGGCATTTGCCGAGGCTTTAAATTTTTTCTTCAACGGTGAACATACAATGCCCATCGTTAGAACAAATTAACACGAATTCGGGAAAAGTAAATATCTCACCGCGTTATTTGTTTGAGTTGCGCCTCTGCCCACGCCTCCTCTATATCGAATTTAGTGATCAATACATCGAAGAACGGTTTAACCGATTTCTTCCAGGTATCCAAAGTGATGGCGTCCGTTATCTGGCAAATGGCCCTATGCACAGCAGTGGAGAGGATTCGCTCATACCCGCGACCGCCACAGCGTTTACAGTTACCCATCACAGGCACTCCCTGCTTCTCCGTCTCATCCTGGTTCACTACCTTCCCCCGACCGTGGCAGTCGTTACAGGCGGCGCTAACAGTCCCTTTTCCCTTGCACTTTTGGCAAAGCACCCGGACCTGCTCCCGGACCGACTTCACCTCCTCCCAGTATGATGGATAGATCCCCTTTGTAACTTTGACCCACTTCGGCGGTTTGCCGTCCGGATACGTTACTTTGTTGGTGAACGCCACTGTGTCGATGAATCCAGACCCGTTGCAGCAGTCGCATGTTTTTTTACTGGAAGCACTGCGGGAGTAATCCTCAAAGGCGTACTCTGCGAGGATCCGTATAACCCGGGGTTTTACGCTTGGCGAGAGCTTTCGCAACGCAGCAACCTTATCGCATTTTGTCAGCGCGTACTCAGCCAATAGTCCTATAGCCCGATCCCGGTCATTGTTGCTTATGCCCATCTTGCCCAGGAAAGCGCTATACCCCATAGCGGCACGTTCCTGGGTCATGCCCATTGCTGCCATGATGTCGGTGCCGGTCAGTGAATCTGAGGCGGTAGCACGCGGAGAATCGCTAATCAGCGTGGATTTTGCGAAGTGGTATTTCACTGTGTTTTCAAGATTCACGCTGCGGCCCTCTTTGGCTGTTTTGGTTTGGTCTGGTTCAGGTTGTGCTTTGCTACTGGCGGCATACTGGCGCGCTTAACGCTCTCGGTTTGGTACTGCATGAAGTGATCGAGGGTCATAGAGATTCCCCAATGATGATCTGCCCTTTCTCGCCCCATATTTTGGTGATGCGGCAATCCCAGACGTGTGAATCATCCTCATAGAGAGCGTCCATTAGGGCTTTCAGCATATTGTCGCAGTCGGGATTTGACTGATGTGGACGTCCTGCGTATTGCGCTCTCTTTTTCTGACTCCAGCTTTGCGGCATAGGCATGACGAACGTGACGTGAGCGCCGGAATCTGGCAGGTGAATTTTGCGCAGACGAGTTTCATCACAGAACGCCCGGTAACGTATTACTTCCGGACGCTGCTTCCATTTATCAGCTCTGGTCATCCTGGGTTTGCCGATGGGCGTGATATCGTAGATTTTCATGATTTAATGAGTCCCTCTTTCCGCCAGATTTCCAGGGTGCGCATTACCCCCTCCGCGTGCATCAGGCGCAATTCGTCGTAGGTGAAATCGGTGGTTTTAGTTCTGCCGTCGATTACGTCATGGCACCCGTTGCAGGCGATCGCCGCCTGAGTATCGTCAGGCTTGCATCCTGTGCCGCACGTACCCGCCAGGCGGTAATGCGCCAGCACGCTGGTTTCCGGGTTGCCGTTGCAGTGCCCGGGGATCCGCACGGTACATTCGCGGCCACGCGCCTCTTTGCGTAGGTTCGCCATACTCACCCCCACATCCTGTTGCGCCAGCGAGAGTCTGGCCGCGGCGGTTTTTTGTCCTCCACCAGCTGCGCGCTGACGGTCCATGTCATAAAGTCAGGGTTTAAGCTTCGTTCGACCTTTACGCCCCGCTGACGATATCTCGCTACCAATTCTTCGGCCTGCTGCGTTGTGCATTCGAGATGGTGAAACCATGAGTGTTTCATCGGCATCACCCCGCGAAGCTTAAAAGCTGGTTTGCGGCGTTCTCAGCTTCTTGCAGGCTGTTGAATGAACGAGAGAGGATCCACCGCCAGAGAACATCGAGCGATGCTTTGTACAGTTCCTGGAATTCGCATTCGTCCATGCTTGCGAAAGAAATGCTGCGAGGGTGTTTTTTCAGCGTGCCGTCCGGCAGTTGTATGGCGTCATAGTGGCCGGCTTCAACGATGACCCACGCCCGGTAAGCATCGAAGGATTTGCAAATACTGATATAGCCGGATCGCTTCTCGGCTATTAGGTCCAGATATTGCCCGGCGGCATCAAGTAACGCCGATTCACTCCCGCCATATGCAGCAAGGTATTTGGCGTAACCTGTGATAAGCCTGCGCTCGTTAGACGAAATCGCCCCGCCGGTAGGTTCCCAATATTCAAAACCGAGATTGAGTAAAGCAAAGTAACGGCGGTGAAACGCCGGATTGCGAACAAGCTTAAAGTCGGCCTCCAGAACGGCGCCGAGCTTGCATTTTGATTGCAAGAAATCGCTGGTCTCCTGCGTGGCAGGGATCAGAATTCCTTGGGTCTGTTTTATAAGGTGTAATTGCTGCGCCATGGGTTTCACTCCGTGGCGCTGAGATGCTCCGTTGCCGTTGTTCAGGCGGCAGGTAAATTATTGCAGCTTACTCTCGGTTTCGTCAATGCAGCCAGCTTCTTTAGCTAGCTCTTTAAACTCTTCAATCGTTAGCAAAAACTGACTTTTTCTTACCTTTTCGAGTCCGGTTATTTTCCCTCCATCACTCGAAATTAAAAACTTCCCGCCCTGCCTGATAATGTCCACCACTTCGGCGATATCGAGCTCCACTTCATCCCCCTGAGCGACATACAGACGCAAAAAATATAGTCCGGCGACAGCATCAAAGGGACACGCTTATTGCGATGCTTTGGGAAATGCCAGCCACCAAAAGGTGAATCAGTAAAACCAGTCGTCCGCGCTTTCCCACGTCTCTTGCAGGATTTGCTCTACGCGTTTCTTATCGCCATCAGCGCCGCCCAAAACGCTAAGACCATCGTTGCTTGTGCGTCGAATGGTTAATTTGCAGTCATCATAAGACTGGGACAAGCGGCGCAGCAATTCTTGCTCAAGCGCAGGTATGGCGCCATCAGGGAGTTTTTTTTGTTTATCAATTGTGACTTCAACTTTCATGGTTAGCACCTCACACAGATACTGTATAAATAAACAGTATCTGCTTGTGAATAATTTTTCAACCCCAAGATTCACTTTTCGCAAAATGCATGCCCATGTATAACAAGAGCTTTTATGAGACTGGCATCTTCGTAAAATGAGATGTCAGTAGCCCCAAATCTCATACCCTTCATCTTTTTTGACTTACACTGTTTGCTCCACACCCTCATTTTTGGTGAAATTTTGAGCAAAAGACCGTTCACTTAAAAGTTAATGATGTAAAAACCATGGTAAACACCAGAGAAATACATAAAATGACCCTATTAACAAGCCTATACCGGTATACATAGCGATGAAAACTATCTTAGAACCGTACAAGACCCAACCGATATCCCCGACAGAACTGCTCTTGGATCCTAAGAATCCAAGACTCTACAACGGGAAGAGTTTTGGCGATAACACAGATCCCCATGAACTGGTGAAAGCTTTAGCTGACACTGCAGATTTAGAAGAATTAATTAAATCAATATCTGAAAACGGTTACATGTCGATTGAACCCTTAATTGTCATGCAGCGAAGGGATAAATATGTCGTACTTGAAGGGAATCGACGTTTAGCTGCTATAAAATTACTCACTGAGGAAGGTCTTGCGAGAAAATGCCGTGTGGTCGTTCCTCGTGAACTGACACCAAATGTCATTGAAAGTCTACGCGAAGTAGCAGTGTATTTAGTAAAAAACGAATCCGAAGCCAGATCTTTCATTGGTTTCAAACACGTCAATGGCCCACATAAATGGGACTCATTTGCTAAAGCACAATTCGCCTATAAATGGTTTGTGAATGAACGGCACACTGGATTGACAATAGACGATATCACAAAAAAATTAGGTGACAGCAATAATACAGTTCGTTCTATTGTTAGTGCTATGTTTGTTTTAGAACAGGCTAAAAACCAAGAAATATACGACATCCATGCAGACCGAATGTCTCCAAAATTTTCATTTTCACACTTATATACTGCATTGAATCGTACAGAATATAAGGATTTCCTAGGCTTAGAGCGCGACTGGAACGTTACGCTTCAGGATAATCCTGTTCCGAGTCAAAACGCAGAAAAGTTAAGGGATGTTTTAGTTGGCTTGTATGGAAGCAAAAAGGACAAACGAGCTTCACTTATTTCATCGCAAAATCCTGATCTAAAATATTTCGGTGAGGTTTTGGTTAATGATGCATCTTACGGAGCCTTTAAAGCCGGGGGCGAAAGTCTTTCCGAGCTATACAAACAAGCAGGTGATCCCTTACAGCATATTAAGGATGCTTTTTTAGAGATCAATAAGCAACTTGACACAATATCTTCTGTTTTAGATAGAACTGAATTACTTGATGAAACAACTAAAAATTACATTGAGCAATTTAAGAAAAAGGTCAAAAAAGTCACGTTTCAAATAGAAGACCTTGAGGGTTAACAGATGCAATTGCTGACCTATCCTGAAAGCCATCCGATTCAAGTAAAACTTGATTGGCTGGAACTTCTGTGCTTATCCAAACCTTATTTTGTTTTGCGTATTTCAGAACTTAGAAATACACTTGAAAATCTGGAGTCATTCACATCAACTGATATTGGAGAGGAAGATGCTGAGGTAGAAAATGAAATACAACGGCTTATAAATCAATATCAACAACGAAGCCAAATACTCCAAGATAGTTATCCTTTTACATATGAAGAGGACTCGCAGTGTTTAGTATTGAAAGGTGATAACTTAGAAGATTTATCCGCAGATAAACATATCTACCTTTATTGCCTTTATTTTTCTCATATGTCCGCATCACGCTTGTTTAGTGGCTTATCGGGTCCAACTAACCAGCAAAGGGACTTTATGCAAGTTGCAGCAACTATAGCTTTCGCAGGTTACTTACAAGGTCATAGCATATCTTTTGGCTGGCCAAGGCCTGATAGTTCAACATTCTACGAAGCACTTAAAAGAGCTATAAGGTTAATAGGTGAAGGTCATTTAAAACCTTTCGAACAAGTCAATAGATACTTGCAAACCATTGACCATAAGGATGCTGGAATAGACGTTATTGCATGGAAAAATTGTAACCCTCATGATAACTTCCCTGGTGGTAAAATAATTTATTTTGCACAAGTAGCTAGTGGCAATAATTGGCGTTCTAAGGCAGTAAAAGAAGATATAGCAAGAATCCAAAATCATTGGCTTTCACAACGAATCTATAGAATAACTGATGCAATAGTAATTCCTTTTGATTTTGAGAGTGATGATGAATCTGTGAATCACGATCAGATATCATTATATGCAGATGAATTCGGAGCGATTTTACATCGTTTGAGAATACCAACATATTTTCGACAAGGACTGCAATTGTTAACAAACAACCCTGAATTGTTAATTGAGCGTGGAGATGATGTTAATAATATTCGTCAATACGTAATGTTAACAACAAGTACACTTCAAGCAGAGGCGGCCTAAATTAGGCCGTCCTTATGTTTTTTTTGAAGTTTGCGGAATCATCTTCAATAGGTAGAACATCAACAGAAAATAATGACTCAGGCATTCTTAGTCTAGAATCAGCTATCATAAGCTCTTTCCCAACCTTAGCTTGGTTCATTACATAGCTAAACTCTACAGCCCTAGTGCCATGTTTAGAGTAAAGTTCGTGGACCAATGGATGGTCATCATACGATATCAACCAGCGATTGGAATAAGTTGATATATAGCTTTTCAACTCCCTGTGTTGAATTTCATCAAAACAGAAATTTTTAGAGTATATATTCTTACCTTCTTTAACGTATGGTGGGTCCAAATATATAAAATCTTTATTATAAAATTCTTTATTATCAAACCTCTTAAGAAAGTCAATGCAGTGCTCATTGTATACATATATTGAGTCTCGCATCTCCGCAATTTTCTCAAGTTTCTTAATTAACGTGGATACGGTATAACGGCAGTCAATTTTGTATTTCCCTGACTGATCCAAACCACCAATTGGCCCAGCGCCGAGAATACCTGATCGGTTTGCTCTATTCAGATAAAAAGCACTAAAGCCAAACTCAAGTTTGGTATATTTATGGGGTGTGAGAATGCTCGATTGGTAAATCTCTTTTTGTTTATGCCAGCCATCAATTGTTGGCACGTTCTGATAAACCATATCTAATAAATTTTCAGTATTGTTTAATAATTGCTCCCAAAAACAATACAAAGCGTAGTTTTTATCATTTAGATGAACTTCGCTAACATATCCCCCAAAAAGCAAAGAAAGAGAAGCCCCTGCCCCACCACAAAACGGCTCAATAAACCTAGCACCACTTAACTTATTATGCGTAAGAAATATAGCTAAAAAAGAGGTAAGTTTATCTTTCCCCCCCGGGTAGCGGAAAGGAGAACTTGCCCTAGGGATATCATGAACCCCGAACAACTTACGTACAGATTTTTTGCTAAGTTGTTTAATTGCTTCATGTTCGAGGATTCTTTTATCCATACGCCACCAACTCTAATGCGAAAAATATTTATATGATCGCATATTTTTCAAAGCACTGCAATTTTTCAAAAGTATTCCCACATCCAATCTTATGTCCATAAGTTTTACACCCTATAAGTTTAAGATTAAGACATCAGGTAAAGTGGTCCGACTTACCAAGCAAACTATTCAAAGAGTTCACCGCTGTCAACTCTCCAGCAAACTCGTTACTAGCCTCTAATCACTTGAATTTCTCCATGGCACAGGCCAGCGAACCTGCCGCGGCGATAATTGACGGTACAGGCATTTTTTCCAGCCACATACGGTTGATATGGTGCTGCAGTCGGCGCTGGTGGTGCGCCGGGAGTGCCCGGCTTTTTCAATCTGAGCGAAGACCATGCTGACTTCCGCTGGCCATACTGTTTCAGGCACATCCACCAGCAGTAGGCTTTCCAGTTCCTACAGGCGTTTGCAGGCGTATTCCAGGGAAGAGTCCATCACTTCACCTCCTTCGGGGCGGCTGCGAGCATGGCTTCATAGATATTCACGAACTGTACGCAAAAAGAATCATCGCTATTGAACAGCACATCTTCGCAGTTCATAGCAGCGGCTATCATTTCGTCTGTCGGCTCCTTCGGCACCACAACGTAACCGGGAAGTACAACGTAGTGAACCTCGACAGTGCGATCTGGACCCGATGCCAGGCCAATGCCAATTACCGGGGAGTTGCCGGTCAGCGACTTGGCGTTTTTTGGCAAGGAAACCAGAGCTGGCGCTGGATTGATGCTGGTCAGCGACTTTGCCTGGAGCATGGCGGCGCGGCAGGCGTTCCAGCCCTTCACCTCAGCGATGGCTGCTACTGCATCCACGGCGTACATGCTCAGTGTATTTGGAATTGGTTTTTCCTCCGGCACTACCGGCGCTGGCTGCGGCAACATGGCTTTGAATGCTTCGATGCCAGCGTCATATTCAGCCCGCTCCTCTGGAGTCATAGCCTCAAGTTCGGCGTAATGCTCAGCCCTGCGCTGAATGGCATCCAGTACCAGTCTGGTTTTAACGCCTTTACCGAAGCGCATTCCCGGCTCCAGTAATAGCGGGCAGGGCAACACTTCGGGATAATCCGGCGCTGGCTGCGCTGGGATGCACCCAAGTAGTTTGTTCACCTCCTTCGCCATTGCTCCGTATTTATCTAAGTGACGATTTGCCTCTAAGCAGACGTGATGCATCTGATCTGCATTCACACGCTTCACCGGCTCGCTGTCCATTGCGGCCAGCGCCATGCGGGCCAGTTCTTTGCTTTCGCCATGCTTCAGGAATCCATCTTCAGCGATTTCCTGCAGGCGCTCTCTGGTTAATTTGCTGTTCATTGGTCCGCTCCTGGCTTATTGATGCGCGATGTTATATTCCGACCGCAGTCGCAGCAGTAGAAAGCTTTCCCGCCGCGAATGCCGCTGGTGTGCTGCCCCTCAAGGAATGAACTATCCCAAGCATAAAACTGCTTGAAATCCACAACCTCTTTCGTGTGGAATCCATTCTCACCGCCGCAGTGCGGGCATGAACTCGGGTTTTCTATAGCCATCTACTCAGCCTCCACCTTGATGCCATCGGCGCGGTCAAGGCGCTCAATTTCGGCCAGAATTAACGCTCCTGCCTTAACCAGGTCGCGCCGCGGGCTTGTTTGTTTCCACCAGTCTTGAGACCACGGCCAATGAGCGGGAGTAGAAAAACCTTGGTTGTGTGCATGAATTGCGTAACAAGCCGCAGCATCAGCGAGCTCACTATTTTGATAGCCATCATCGCGCTCAGCAGTCCACCCCTCTGCCGTAACCTGCCTCTGGCGCTCTGCCAGTACGTCAACGGCGGCAGCGGTGACGGTGCGGGACTCCAGCTCTGCGATGCACTTATCGGCATCCTCAAGAATCGAGCGCTCAAGTTTGAGACGGTTTCTGAATTCATCGCGCTCGGTCTGCGCCTTCTCCAGCGCCTCTACCAGCGCATCAATCTTGTCTTGCTGCGCTTTCCACGCAGTTTCTGGGTCTGCGCATTCCGCAAAATGCTCTTCGCCTTCACCACAGTGCGGACAATAGCAATCTGAATAATCACCAGAGTCGCCAATAGGTTCGCCACCACTCAATTCACTGCTGGGATAAATTTTTCCACAGTCGCACTCAACCAGGTAATACGGATAGTCGACAGTACGGCCACGCAGTTGCGCCAGTTCGGTGATATCAGTCATGGCTGGCCTCCTCGAATAACACATCCCCCTCAATACCGCCGACCTGATAAACGATCGAGCCATCTTCCCGATATTCCATTGGTGCAGCGCTCCAGCCTTCGCCACTGGGATCGTCATCGTCGCCTACCTGGACAAATCCACCAGCAACTACACGGGCCGGATACATTTCACCCTCAGTCCAGTACCCCTCTGTATCTTTGATACATAGAATTTGCAGTGAGTTGCTCATTTGTCTGCCCCTTCTAACGCCGCTGCTATCTCTTCGAAAAAGCCATCTCGGGTATGGCTGGTCATTGCTGGTAAAAATACGGACATCAGCCTGTTTGTGTTGCAGTTCTCATCGTCTGCGAACAGAGCGATTTTTTTATCCAAGCGCACCTTCGCTTCCTGCAACTGCTCGGTTTTCTTGTTAGTGCGCTGGATATAGTCGGCAATGATTTCTATAGCCTTGTTTGTGTATTTTTCGACGTGTTCAGTCATGTGAACCACCTATCGCCTCAATCGTTTCCAACAACAACCGGCGGCGCGTATTTTCTGCAAAGTGACGGCGCCCTGTTTCTTTGTGGTAAAACTCGTTTTTGCCGACGACCCACATCCGCTCTGTCTGGTGCAGTTTTTTTACCTGCGGACCGTCTTTGGTGATCACGGTGCCGGTATGGGTTTTTACGATTGTCATACGGCCTCCCGGGATGACGATGCAGGCGTACAGGTAAAAATGACTTCCTGAATATCGAGGAAACGCTGGAATACGGGGCAACCAAGCAGGCTGTAATTCATCCCAACAGCAACTTTCGGCACCAGGCCAAAACGCTTCATGTCAAAGTCGATGACGGCCCGTTGATCGCGGAACAGCCCCAAACGACCATGCCGGACAACCTCGCCAGTCGCTTCTGCTTCGGAAAAATACCGCTGGACAGTAGCGCGGCTCAGCCCCAGTTTTTTCATTGCCTCGCTGGTCGTGAGTCGCCCCTGATGCCTGGTGATCCGAATCACTGCGCGGACGTACTCTCTGCGCTCAACTGCTGACAATGCTCTAGCCATGATTCCGCCCTCTGCCTAAACCGAATTTCGCGCGGATTTCCGCGATTTTGTTTAAGCCCTGTTCGTTGCTCAGCGGACGTCCGCCAAGCTTTGGGATCTGTTTAACCGGCTCGGGAATCACTTCCCCGGCATTCATGCGACGAACCATACGCAGCAGCTCATCAGAAGCTTTACGGCGCAGTTCGGAATCGCTCAGTGCATTTGCGCGCATGTCGGTATACAGCCCCGTAACCAGCCAGTAATGCTCATTACGTTCCCACGGATAGGATTCAGCATCAGGGTAAAGTCCTCGGGTTCGGCAGTAGCGATAAACCATGTCCATCAGCTCGTTCACGTCAGGAAGACCAGCCGCAACCACTTCCTCAGAACGACACCAGGCTACGAACTGCCCCGGCGACGGCATGAAGGGTTTTTCCTGTTTGCGCGCAACCCGCATTCCTGCGTTAATCTGCTCAACTGTGGTGATCCCGTTCTCTTTGAACGCCAACAACCACTGGCGACGCATCTCGTTGAGGTCTTCCACAGATTTGTTGGCCAGCACCGGGAATACGGCAAGCAGCTGGCGGAACAGCTCGTTGAAGATCTCCGCAGTCTTGGCTGCCTGGCGCTTTACTGCCTGCTCGTCCTGCATTTCCGGAAGCCCGGCAGCTACTCGCTGGAAGTTGTCCCGGTCGAAGTTATGCATGCTTTCTGCGATAGATTTCATTCGAGTACCCCGTCGATCCAGTCGGTATTATCCAGCGCACTGGCGCCTGATGTGGTTTTTGATGGGCCATGGCTGCGCAGGCGTTGAGTTGTGAGTTGGTCCCACTTCTTACGTAGTTTTGAGGGGCAGAGGATGTTTCCCTGCCAGAAACCATCCTCATTTGCCCACTTGAACAGTTCGCAGATTTCATAGTGCGTGCGCTTGTCCTGCAGGCGCATCAGGCGGATGGCATTCGCCCATTCAACCCAGTTGGGCTCTGAGAGGGAGGCGTTCACGGTGAGGGCTTTATCGAAAATCCATCGCGCGGCTTTGAGGTCGTCAGCTGTTCCCCAGGATTTACCGGCAGGGGTATAAATCCCATCGGCCGCTTCTGGATGACGAGAGAGAAACTCATGAGTTTTCTTGTTTCGGGATTCTTCAGAATTCCGAGACGAAGATCTTTTAATATTGTTTTTGTTATAGTCTTGGGTGTCTACCGTTTCCGGGAAGGTTTTTCCCGATTCCGGGAAGGAAATTCCCGTTTTCGGGAAGAGTTTTCCCGTTTTCGGTTTGTCCAAAATCCAGGCGGATAGCTCAGTATTTATACCGACAGTTTTCATCACACCATGCTTGTGACTAAAAATAATTCCCCGTGCTGCGAGTAGCTTTATCGCATCTGAAACATGAGAATCACTTAACCCGGTTAACTCAGAAATGACGGTATTTGTCACCCGATCCTGTTTTTTGTTCCATCCGTAGGTGAGCCAGATAACAGCCTCAAGACACTGCCACTCGCGCCCGGACATACGCAGCCGCGGCTTGAGTTTCTGTATCTCATTGGCGATTCTGGTGTAGCCGTTGGACAGGTCGGCCATGCGACCTCCCGTTAGTTCGGTTTTGATTGGAAAATTGATAACTTCAGCGGTATTTGACATACTTCATCCCGTGAATTGACCCAATTAATTCACCCGAAGACTGGCTGTGTTGGCGCACAACAGTCTTCACCCTTTCAGAACAACCCAGCCTGGTCGCCGCCCTTTCGCACTTTACGCTTTGCTTCCCGGCGTTCAGCTGCGCTGGTCTGCTTCTCTGCCCATAACTTTGCGTGTCGCATAACATCGTCAAACATTCCACCTTTTCGGCTTGCCTGTGACATCCGCTTGTACATATCGACCGCCTGGTATGCCCCCCTGAGCCACTGCTTGCGTGAAGCCCTGGCGAAGAAGTTCCTCGCGGACGTTCTTCTCAATAAATTCGATGTGATTCATGGATACCCCGCTTACATCACGCCGAGCATTGAGCTCACGATCGTCATCAGCGCTCCTGTCTGCTCAGGCATTAACCTGAAAAGCGACGCTATTCCCTCGCTCACCTCCTTCAGTTTCTGATGCTCTGGCGCGTTCAGCATCACCGCCTGCTTTGCTTCAGCGCATTCCTTCATGGCCGAAGACAGGCGCGACAAAATATCGTCCTGAGGCATCAGGCGATGGCGGAACTCCAACGGAAGAACGGTCATGATTGCCGGGGTAAGAAGGCGAACGTACTCGCGATAGCGCTCAGACTCGGCCGGGTTGTCCAGGTAGCGAAAAAGCTTCTGGCGGGCACGGCTGATGTCATCAGGAAACGCGATCTCCTCGCCGCCCTGTTGTCGCCACTCATCGATGATGTATGCCGAGACAACATCCTGCCCTTCAGCTGCTGCCCAGGCGCGAACGGCAGAGCGAATTGCGTCGTGATCTGCCTCTCTCTGTTGATTTCGCTTTATCAGGGCGCCGGTGTTGAATCCGGTATTTTGTTGAAAGGATAGTGTTTGCATGGTTAATCCCCATTAAGCTCGGAGCTGTTAGTTAGGGGAGTTGCAGGAGGTATAAACTCAGGCCAGATTGTTTCCCAATCATCTGGGAAACAATCTGCTCTGGTAACAGCGCCTTCCGTAAGCTGTTCTATTTGTATGGCACGAGATGGGGATATGGCAGCAATCCCAGATGCCATTTGTGAAAGATAAGAGGTCGATACTTCGAGCTTTGTAGCCAAGGCCTTGGAGCTGCCTCGTTTCATGTTTAGATAATCTTTAAGTTGCATAGTGGCTCCCTCGTGTGATTACGGTGAGTTTATAAAACACTAAACCAAAACGTCAAGTATTTGCTTGTTTATAAATTACTAATCAAAATGCTTTCTATGACGACACAGGAAATTAGACGCAGGCGACTTAAGGAATGGTTCTCAGAAAAGTCGCTTCCAGAGAAAGAGAAAAGCTATTTATCTCAATTGATAAATGGCCGCAGTTCCTTTGGCGAAAGAGCGGCAAGAAGGTTAGAAAGAGATTACGGAATGCCTTCAGGCTTCCTTGACTCAGACACCTCTGGCTCCCAAAGCACACCGCCAAGTCTTGTGTTGAGTGAAGAAGAACTTAAGCTCATTACTTTTTTTCGTGGATTCCCTGACTCCGCAAAGAAAGAAGCGCTAATTGAATTTGAATCTAAGTTCAATAAATACAACGAACTTTTCAAAGAGTTACTGGCTTCACGCAGTTAACGCTCACGCCTCCCAAACCAAATCTCGTCAAAGGCGGGCTTTGGTTTTTTCACAACCCCTTCCTTCATTTGGGCCTCAGGATCTGAAGGCTTCAATTTTTTACGCACAAAAGTTTACTTTTTGCTTTACAGCATAGTTTAGTAATGATTAAACTCATTACATCAACAACGCGCTGCGTTGCTCCGATAAACGTTCCGCTGGCCACGTAATGGCTGAGGTTGAAATGGGTAAGCAAGGCATCAGAGCCATGGTCATTTCAGCAGTAATTTGGCTCTTCATCTGAATCGCGCTTTTCTGCGCACTGAGGGAGTTATTTCTATGATTGATTTCGCACGCAAACCCGCTCGTCAGCAGGCTGTTCGCTTAAGTCCGCTGTCAGCTTTCATCCGCCGGGTGTGCTACATGCTCGCGCAAAAAGGAGACCCTTCATGAGCACGATGTTTGCCCTGGTTCTCACCGTCAGCATGCTGACGGGCGGTAATCAGGATGTGCTGCTCGGCGTTTACGACACTGAGAATGACTGCAAGGCAGCCGCAGAAGAGCAACACGTGAAAGCTGAATGTTATCCGCTGAAAGGTGTACTGGACGAGCATCCGGCCGGGTTCACGGTGCAAATGTAGGGGGAAGAATGCAGAAGAAATGCGGTTACTGCCGTAAAGCAATCGAGGGAAAACCAGTGGTAAGCACCCTGTTGTACCTCCAGGGGAACCAGCTCGCACGGAAAGAAAAAGAGTATTGCTCAGAACGTTGCGCCTCTCACGACCAGATGGCTCACGAGAGCTAACGTAAACCCGCCGAAGCGGGCTGTACGTCCGGTGCCACCGACCAAAGTTACACCGGAAATTACCAAAACCAATGACCACCCTGAATGGGCGCTACCAATGGCCCGGGGGATTCTACATCCAAAATAGAGGCTATCACATGGAATATTTTTATCTGATAAAAGCGACTCAAAAATCGGGTAAAGCTGATGCCGTCATCTGGCGCACTAATAAATCAGAAGCCCGCGCTCTACTGCAGCTCGACGTCGATCTGGAAGACGCTGGGATCGAAACAGGCCGCGGCAAAGACTATCAAAAACCTATTCGCACCGATTTCCCGGTATTCAACGACCTGCCGGCAGAGGGTGTTCTCGATTACTCATGGTGCGAACGCTACCAGCTCGGCGACGATGGCCGCACCTGGACTTTGAAGCCAGGACAGGCGCCTGCTGATGTTCATCACGGCGATGATGCCGGAGAATCCGCTGAGCCCGTTAGTGGCGTGCTGGTTGATGCCAATACTACTGGCGATGCGGCACAAGGTGAGACCGTGGAAACTTTCGGTAGCGATGAATACCAGGACGATTCCAGCGCGCTTTTTAACGTGGCAGAACTCCCCTTTCGCGCTCAGCTGCTGGCGCAGTACATGGCTGAAGAACGTCACGTTTATCATATCAGCATGCCTCACCGGCAGGAGCTGTCAGCTCTTGAAATGGACACTGATAACGCAGCCGTCCAGGATCTGATTCTGGCCGCCGAGAATGTCCCTGAAATCAAAAAATACGATATGCCGGCGCTCTGGAAATTCACCAGCGCCAATAAAAAAGTCTTCCCGGAAGGGAAGCGGCATGAGCTCGGCAAGCGTATCCAGTTTGCAAAGCTGTGGTTCGCCACGAACGCGATCGACCGCGGCATTCTCACCAGGGAATGGGCTGCCGGTAACTGCATTTCTTCGGTTTTGAAAACCGATGCAGGTACGAATGCAGGCGGCGGTAATAAAACCGATCGCAACCCTGACTACACCCATACCCTTGATACGCTCGATGTAGAAATAGCCCTGGCCACAATGCCAATGGATTTCGATATCTACAATTTCCCGGCATCAATTCACCGCCGGGCCAAAGAGATCGTTCAGAAGAAAGAAAGTCCGTTCAAGGAATGGTCTGCAGCGCTGCGCAAGGTCGCAGGCATCCTGGATTATTCACGCGCAGCCATTTTTGCCCTTATTCGTGGCGCCACCAGCGATATTCACCATTTCCCTGTAAGCCTGCAGACCTATATCAATGCGAACCTGACCGAGCATAAGCATGACGTCCCTTCTGCTGAGACGCTTGAAAAAGCCGGCCATGTTTCATCTGCCGCCGTCACTCTGGACGCTGTGAAAAAGGCTATCGATGGAGATGAAGGTGTGCCTGACCTGGAAACTCTCCCAACTGACTTTCAGGTAATTGGCACCGAACTTGTGAAAGAAGCTCAAAAGAAACGCCCTGACGCTAATCAGGTTCTGGCCGCCGAACGCGGCGAATATGTCGAAGGTATCAGTGACCCCACGGATCCGAAGTGGATAACCGAAGACCTAACCAAACCCAAACAGCCTGAAGTTTCAAACATGGGCAATGGTGTTTTTTCGATTGATGGTCTGATGGATAGCCAGCCAGCACCAGCACTTTCTATCGTGGACCAGGCGCGCCAGCGCGCTGCAGAAGAAAAATTACATCCAGCTAATTCCGGGGAAACCTCCAGCAATGTGCAGATGGAAACGGCTCAGCCGGTCAAAAACGAAAATGATAATGCGGTATCAGCAGGCGAAGGCGCTGATGAGCCTCCTGCGCAAACAACTGCCGTGAAGATGAGCAAAATACTGGCTGAACGCTGCCCGGATCTTACCGCCGAAGTGCTGAAAAGCCAGGTTTCCGAGAGTGCTCATAGCGATGAAGAGGAAGAGGCTGAACCAGCAGCGCCAGCATGGCCGGAGTATTTCGAGCCTGGTCGATATGAAGGCGTGCCAAATGAGATCTACCACGCCGCTAACGGTATCAGCTCAACGATGGTTAAAGATGCACGGGTATCGCTGATGTATTTCGAGGCGCGCCACGTATCTAAAACCATCCAGAAGGTACGCTCCCCTGTTCTGGATATGGGAAATCTGGTGCATGCACTGGCGCTGCAGCCTGAGCAGCTGGAAACAGAGTTCAGCATCGAGCCGGAAATCCCGGAAGGCGCCTTCACCACGACTGCGACGATCCGCGCGTTTATCGAAGAATACAACAATGGGCTTCCAGTCTTGCTCAGCGCAGATGACATCAAAAGATTCCTGGAGGAATACAACGCGACCCTGCCCGCTCCTGTACCTCTGGGCGGCGACAAAGATGCAATTGGCATTGCGTATCTGGAATTACCTGACGAGTTCAAGCGAATCGTTGGTGACGATAAAAACTTTACCGCGTCAGCAATGAAGGCCTGCATCAAAGAATACAACGCCACCCTGCCAGCGCCTGTTAAAACCAGCGGCAGCCGTGATGCCTTACTGGAACAGCTGGCGCTTATTAATCCTGACATGGTTGCTCAGGAAGCACAGAAGCCGCAGCCGCTGAAAGTATCAGGCACTAAGGCGGATCTGATTCAGGCCGTGAAATCGGTTAAACCGGATGCCGTGTTTGCCGATGAGCTGCTGGATGCATGGCGCGAGAACCCGGAAGGAAAAGTGCTGGTTACCCGCCAGCAGCTGGCTACGGCACTGGCCATTCAGAAAGCACTGTTGAATCACCCGACCGCTGGCAAGTTGTTGATGCACCCGAGCCGAGCCGTCGAGGTGAGCTATTTCGGCATTGATGAGGAAACCGGGCTGGAAGTTCGCGTGCGTCCTGACCTTGAGATAGACATGGGTGGCCTGCGCATCGGTGCAGACCTTAAAACCATCAGCATGTGGAACATCAAGCAGGAAGGCCTGCGCGCCAAATTGCACCGGGAAATCATCGAGCGCGATTACCACCTGAGCGCGGCTATGTACTGCGATGTCGCCGCACTCGATCAGTTCTACTGGATTTTCGTCAACAAAGACGAGAACTACCACTGGATCGCCATCATTGAGGCATCCGAAGAACTGCTGGAACTCGGCATGCTGGAATACCGCAAAGCTATGCGCGCCATTGCGAACGGTTTCGACACTGGCGACTGGCCAGCGCCGATTACTGAAGACTACGCCGAAGAACTTAACGATTTTGATATGCGCCGTCTCGAAGCGCTGCGCGTACAGGCATAAGGGGGAAAAACAATGTCCAATTTAGTCGCAACTACTGAAAACCAGACCCAGAAGATCGACAACGTTTCTATCCTGACGAACGGTGAATTGTTCAACCGCCTGCGCACGCTCTCGGAAGTAATGGCCAATAGTGGAAACTTCGTGCCTGAGCATTATCGTGGGAAACCAGATGCGTGCATGGCTGTAGTGATGCAAGCAGCGCGTTGGGGTATGGATCCGTTTGCAGTTGCACAGAAAACCTTCATCGTGGGTAACTCAGGTGTGCTTGGCTATGAGGCACAACTGGTGAATGCGGTAATTAACACCATGGCTCCAACCAAAGACCGGATCCATTTTGAATGGTTTGGTGCATGGGAAAATATCGTTGGCCGCTTCATTAAAAAAACCAGCGGCAAAGGTAACGACTACATCGCGCCGGGCTGGGATTTGCAAGATGAAGCTGGCGTGGGCGTCCGCGCCTGGGCAACGCTCAAAGGAGAATCAGAACCTCGCGAGCTTGTGCTGATGCTTTCGCAGGCACAAGTCCGCAACTCTACACTGTGGGCGAGCGACCCCCGTCAGCAACTGGCCTATCTCGCCGTTAAACGTTGGGCGCGACTGTACTGCCCGGATGTGATCCTCGGGGTCTATACCGCCGATGAAATTGACGAACGCGAAGAAAGGGTTATCAACCCGGCGCAGACAGAAAAGGTCACGCTGAATGAGATAACACACTCCGTTGGCGATTCCACCAGCACGCAAGAGCCTGCATCTAACGTTGACTCTGTTGCTGACGAACTCCGAGACCGGATTGATAAAGCTGACTCAGTGGACCAGGCCAAAGCCATTCGTGTAGACATCGAATCACAGAAAGCTCTGCTTGGTACCGCCCTGTATACCGAACTGAAGAATAAGGCGGTGAAGCGCTACTACCTTGTTGATGCAAAGAACAAAGTTGAGGCAGCCATAAATTCACTCCCTAACCCCGGGGATCCGGAAGCAGAAGCATTATTCGCGAAGGCAGAAAGCACCTTGACCTCATCGCGCCGCCACCTCGGTGATGAACTGTATGACCAGTTCCGCATCACCCTGGACGACATGAAACCGGAATACGTGGGCTAAACAGATTGGGAGGGGAAACTCTCCCGATTAAGGAATGTATATGCGATTGATTAATCGGAGCAAACACTCCCCTCTGGGCCGCCAGGCGTGCGATGCGGCGCTGGCTAAGCACGTAGAACGTTACGGCGATTACGGACGCAGCCAGATGAAAGAGACGTATACGGTGCAGATTGAAGGAGTAAAGGTCTGGGTGGAGGTGGTGAACCGTAAAGCGAGTTACGTGGCCACGGCTATGACCGGCATGCGCCGGTTGAGAGCCCTCCCCGGGCAGGTCGCCTGATAACGAATTATCAATCCACTACGGCGCGCATGCTTATACTCGGCATGTCGCCAGAGAGGTTTATATGGCGCAGATCATTTTTAATGAAGAGTGGATGGTTGAAAAGGCTCTGATGGCACGAACTGGCCTTGGAGCCCGGCAGATTGAAAGTTACCGGCAAGGAGCCTGGATAGAAGGCGTTCACTTCAAAAGAGTTTCCCCTTCTGGCGAAAAAACTTTGCGCGGGACTACCTGGTACAACTATCCGGAAATTAATAAATTTATCCGGGATTCGTAAATGGCAACACTACCTACAGGCGTGGAGATTCGTGGTAACAGAATATGCGTCTGGTTTATGTATAAAGGTAAGCGCTGCCGCGAAGTGTTAAAGGGGTGGATTGTAAGCCCCGCAAACATAAAAAAAGCTGGTAATTTAAGAGCGGTAATTACCAGCGAAATAAACATGGGGGATTTTGATTACGGGCGTCGATTCCCCTCATCCAAAAAGGCAGTAGCAATTAACACCACGTTAAAGGTGAGCACATTTCATGAACTGTGTGAACTATGGCTTAAAATTAAAGAAACTGAAATCAGCGCCAATACTCTAAAGAAAACAAAATCCCAGGTTGATACATTAATAAAAATCATGAACGGAAACACTATGCTCACTGCTATTGGATATAGTGACGTTCTTAATTGTAGAAACGAATTGCTAACAGGAGAAACCTTCTATTCAAAAAACAAGCGTAAAAATAAAAAAGGCAGAACAGTTTCGACTGTCAACAATTATGTTTCTTTACTGTGCTCAATTCTGAATTTTGCGTACATGTCGGGTTTTATCCAACATAAACCATTTGAGAGCGTAAAAAGCCTGCGTAAAACAAGGGTTAAGCCTGACCCACTTACAAGAGAGGAATTTGCAGCCCTCATGGCAAGTGAACGAGGCCAAAGCCAGAACATGTGGAAATTCGCCGTCTATTCTGGTGTGCGGCATGGTGAGCTGGCGGCTCTGGCATGGGAAGATGTCGATCTGGATAAGGGCGTGATACACGTTTGCCGGAATCTGACAGCAAACGGCATGTTCGGCCCACCAAAAACAGCGGCAGGAAACCGGACGATACAATTGCTCGGCCCTGCCCTGGATGCGCTGAAAGCGCAGCATGAACTGACAGCTGGACATCCGGTATCCACTATCACGTTTCACCACAGGGAATACGGCTCAAGCGAGGAACAGAATTTGCGATTTGTTTTCATGCCGCGGAGACGAAAAGGCGAGCAAAAACCCTGCTACTCGCACAGCAGCATAGGCAGCAGATGGGAAGCTGCAGTAAAACGCGCTGGCATTCGCCGCAGGAATCCGTACCATACGCGGCATACTTTTGCCTGCTGGCTCCTGACGGCTGGCGCAAACCCGTCTTTTATAGCCAATCAGATGGGGCATGAAAACGCGCAAATGGTGTACGACGTTTATAGTACATGGATAGAAGAGATGAACGGCGACCAGGTTTCTATGTTGAATTCCCGGCTTGGGCTTTAA